TTGTAAAGCATTACATCCATTCAGTTCCGCACTTATTGCATTCATATAAGCTAATCCAAACTCCTGTCTGCCTATCATCACCTAAGTAAGAGCACCTACCATCGCATTTTTTATGGTGGCACTCAAAAGTAAACATCTCGCCCATAAAACGCTTCACAACAAGGTATATGCGTAATATTTTAAACTTACTTTTTCGGCTTATCTTTATCATCTGTACTTGGTTTAGTTATTCCAAACATTGCTAACTTCTCTTCCGTTGTTATTTCTTCTAACACCTTTATAACTTCTGCGTTGTTTAATTTATCGTGCTTTTTACTGCTCATTACTTAATCGTTTAAAATCCTACTCATATACTTAACATTAAAACCCACAAGCGCTGCTCCAGTTGCTAAACCAGTCTATCTTATTATATCCCCAAGTTCCAGTAATGAGAAAGTCGAAAGGCAGCCCAATAACTAGCACGGTCCACGCTAAAGGTATAAACAAAGCAGATATCCTAATCCATATACTGTCAACCTTCTTCCTACGTTCATAGAATTTAAAAGGAGCCCATCTTACCATCTCATCATTTCTAATGCGCTCTTTTTGGTATGCGGTTAGTTCAGCTATATTATCCTCAAGCCATTTGTTAACTTTATGATCAGATACTTGTTTTAGATTTATAAGCTTCATATAGATATATTAAAGTTATTATTCAGAGTCAAAAGGTAAAGGTATCATTTTTGAGTTTAAAATGCAATACCTGTCAAACTATAGCAGGATCATCTTTATGAATATCTAAACTTTATTGCAATGCTTGATAAACCTTTTTTATACCTTCTTCAAGTGAGGTAAACTGAAAGTCGGGGAAGGTTTTTTTAAACCTTTCAGTTGATGCATCTTTTCTATATTGACCATCTGGCTTAGATGGGTCAAATTCTATCTTTAGATGCTCAGCCCCGCAAGCTTTAAGAGCTATTTCAGCCATATCCTTAATTGAGTAATTCCAAGGGACTGCAACATTCATATTTAAATTATAATCATTTTCGACACAATCTATGATAATTTTAGCTAAATCTCCAGCATGCATAAATTGACGCAATGGAGACCCAGTTCCGAACAGTTGAATATTATCATCTCCATTTTTTACTGCAGTATCAATCTTTTTGATTAAAGCTGTAATAAAGTGAGCTTTTTGTTCGTGATCAAAATTATCATGCTCCCCATAAAGATTGCATGGAGCAATCCATTGAAAATTGGTTCCAAACTCTTTATTGTACGCCTCCATTTGAACTGCCATGCATCGCTTGGCGTATCCGTATGAGAAATTTGTTATAGCTGGAGGTCCATCATGAAGCACTTCCTCTTTCATAGGATATTGATCTTCATTTAGATTATCAGGATATATACATGTACTAAGCATGCCTATTACTTTTTCGACTCCGAAATCTTCAGCCCACTTTAACACATTAGCATCCATCTTTATGTTATTGTTAAGGTATTTAACTGGATGTTTAGAATTATCCATAATACCTCCAACTTGAGCCGCTAGATGAACTACAACTTTTGGTTGGTAAAATTTAAACATTGTTCTAACCGATTGCTCGTTTGTGAGATCAAAGTCTTTAGATGAAATATAAATTACGTGATCATTATCCCATATTTCTCGTAAATGTTTTCCAAGTAACCCAGAGCCTCCAGTTACTATTATTGTATTAGTCGGTCTTTTACTTTTCATAAATTGTATTTTTTCTTAATATTAGATATAGAGAAGTCCATCTCATATGCATGTAAATAACTGCTTAATTGAACTGTTACCCTTAACATATTTCTTGGTATGTCTTGAGGCATCCAAATAGACTCATCATATACTACACCAAAATCATGGACATTAATAGTCTTAAAAAATTTGCTACACCTTATATTAAAGTTATGCAATTCCATTGGGCCAAATGTCGACTCTATATTTAATTCAATCATTTGAGCTATAAAAACGCTGCACTTCTCCCTTATGTAATTAATTGTGGCAGATTCTTCAGCTTGCCTGAGAGTTTGATTAAGAGACGTTTTATATCCACTATTATTTACGTAGAAGAGTTTTCTCATAAATTTCACAATCTTTTTTATAAATACGTTTAATTCTATTTATTAAATGATTATCTAGATAATCATTTACTACCTTTATCGTTTAACATTTTCCTCATTTTAGGTCCTTCAAAATTCAAAAGTGATTCAGATTAATATCACTACCTAAATCATTATATTTTCTCCCATTTTTCTGGATAAATATCCTTTGTATCTAAATGAGAGTTCATTGGCCCAAACCATTTCTTTGGAGCCACTACTATTTTTTTAGGATTATCATTTAACCAGGCAGCCCACCATGAAAAAGTGCTATTTGAAATAATGTTATGATCACACATTGACATTAAATACAAATCTTCTACATCGGAATATCCTTCTACGAAATGAATTCTTTCCCCCATATCTGGGAAAGAATTTTTACACCACTCTATATCATCAGAAAAAACAAATATGCTACAATCTTTTGGCATCTTATTTAAAGCTTTCATAAAGTAAGGCATGCTCTGAACTGGGTGTATATCTTGCAGTTTTACATAGTCACCTCTGCGGACATGTATAGAACATGATTCCACACTATCCATACTAGGGAATCTTTTGTTTATAGATTCTTTTATGTGATCAGGGCAGGAAAAGAGATCTTTAATCTCTTTTTCGTATTCCTTAAAGTATTTTTCAGATTGAAAATATCCAGTTAAAGCTACTCCATTTGCAACAAAAGGCAATTCTGTAAATTGAAATCCTTGTTCACCAATTGTGGTCTGAGTTGCTACCGTATCTTTCTTCTCTATCGATCGAAGTATGTTGTCAAAATAACATTCTATTCCCCTGTGAACTTTTATGGATAAATTAGTGTTAAAAACTGGCTTTTTGCCATGCTTTAGAGCATAAGAGTATGCTGCAGCTATTTGAAATAAATAGTTGCCAAGGCCTCCAGCAAGTTGAGATGTGACAATATTTTTATACATTTTCAATATATTTTAAAGTTTCAAACTTCCCCTTTTTCTAGAATGGTGAAAAAATAGTTTCCTATGACCCTCATTATAAAATCTCTTTTAATTTATCTGCAACCCTATCACTTAAGTTAATAAACTCTTTGGATTTTTCGTAATTTCTTTCAATAAAAGAAAGTTTTTCTTGATATAATTCTGGGGTTAATTTATTTACTTGCTCAATAAGATCGTCAACATTATTAACTATTATCATCCCGTCAGTATTGAACCAGTTACCTATATTAGGGCATCCCCAGTAAATAGGTAATGTCTTCGTTTGTAATGTGTCTATTAACTTTTCTGTAAACCAATTGTCTTTCTTACAGTTTTCAATAACAATATGAAACATGCTATCAAACAATGGGGTTTTTTCCCCTTCCAATACTGGGTTTTCTCCAAATGCTGGCATCCTTAAGTGGTGAGGATCATTACCGCTAATAAAGAACTTTTTAGGAGTAGTTATAGCATCTTGTCTAATCCATAAATTATGTCTTAATAGATGACCTTCAGCCATTTTCTTAAAACCTACGATTGTTGAAACTGAGAACTCTTTTTCTGGGAACTCATATCCTTGAATCCAACAACCTCCAAATTCAAACAGTACAGCATTTTTACATCTGTCTAACACTGTTGATTCATGGGTTAATACGTAATCAAATTTGCTGCTTTCTAAAATAGCTTTTTGAGCTAATCCTGAAATTTCATTTGGCTCACATAAATACAAAATCTTAACACCGTCAACTTGAGTGTTCGCTCCAGATAAATCATCAACAAAAAGATATATTTGTTTTTCATGTTGTAGATTAACTTTCATGCCCCAATTACTTTTTACTATTATGTCTTTCATTATGCTAATTTTAGTACCTCCCTTCTTATTAAGTAATTAACTTTTTTTGGAGATAGATGTATATCATCTAGGTAAAAATCTTTTCTATCTTTGACATAGTCAAAAATGCTAATGAATTTATATCCTTTTTTTGAAGATATACTTTTTAATTTTTCATTAAAATATTCTTTATATGAATTTCTTTCTTCCTTAGTCCCTTTAGGGCAGTCAAAGGCTTCCTGGTGAGATTCATAGTAGTACCAGTGAGGTTTATCCTCTATGCATGGGGTTATTGAGCATAAATATACATTGTCACCTTTAAAGTTTTGAATTATATCTATATAGTTATCTATAATTTCGTCTATCACTTCTCTATATTTCCTGTTGGTATTTTCCATTACCTTTTTCACTTGCGCTCTGCAGTCTATTTCCCCAAAACAAATAAGTAAAGACTCTTTATCGCTAATAGATTCTATATAGTTTTTAACATCGCTTTTTTGATTTACATTAAAAGCAGTGTACGGGCCAGCTCTATAAGTTTTAAACATATTATTGATAGACGGCACTTTCATATCAGTCAATTTTTCTGTGTTAGCAAAATTGCTAACATGACTATCTCCTACACAATTAATCAATTCAACCTTTTTATTAGACCATCCTTCAAAGATCATTTCAAAATTAAAAGGCATGTCATAATATTTAGATAACTCCTTTTGAATTAGCCTTCTTCTCTCTTCGTAATTGTCTACAAACTTATGAAATTGTATTAAAAAATTGTTAAAAATGTTTAGTTCAGGCAGTTTTACCAAGTGCTCTAAGAGTCTATATTCTTCCCCTTCTATGTTGATCTTAGCAAGATCAACATGGTAAACCCCCTCTTCCTTCATGAATTCAACAATGCTTTTAAGCTGTATAGTTTCTGAGGCGCCATTTGTCTTAAATACAGAAGAGGCGTCTCCAGATACAGAAATTTCCAAAGATGTTGTGGAGTCAGATAATCCAAAATGAAATACTTTAACATTTTTTTTATCGGCGTATCTTTTTTTGATTTTTTCATAAAACTGCTTTACAGGCTCAAACACATAAATCGTTGGTGCAGTATATTCATCTAACGCTATTTGGGTCCAGTCTCCATTAAATCCTCCTATATCAAAAATAATAGGGTTATCAGGCAATTCAAATTTCATTACATCTTTCCAGGTGGGTGTCATATTATTTATATTTTTTTATTAAATCTGATTTATAGTCAATCACTTTTTTTTTACTATCAGTATCCATTCTTTGGAAGTATTGATGTATAGCTTGCATGTCTTGCAGTTTAGGATTGCTATAATATGTAGGGGGGTGAAACATATGGTATATTTCTATGTCTGGCTCATTTGCTGTTTCCATCTTAGAAATAGTATTAACTTTCTCCCAAAAGAATGCGTCTTCTGGGGAATTGGCTTGAAATAATTCTGGATCATAACCTCCAACTTCAAAAAACAATTCCCTATCAATCATGATGGATCCCCCTGGAGCTCCTATCATTATTTGACCTCCCATCCTAGGGTAATCAACCTCTGGCATATCTATACTTAGGTTGTCAATGTCGAAATTTCCATCTATAATTTTTGAAGTCAATTCTGAATTACAATATAGGACCCTTCTCCCTGTAAAGCATTGTATTGCTTTACATTTCTTAACTGATACATTCTCTTCTAGTTTTACAAAAAAATCAGATTGCATTAAACAATCTATATCATGCATTAAAATATACTTTGCTCTATTACTAAAGAATACCCCTATATTGAATGCTAGGCATTTATTAAACAGGTCTCCAGGCTTGCTGGGGATCCATAAATAATTTATTTTATTATTCTTACAAAATTGTGAATGCTCAGGTATATCAGAAAATTCAACTATTGTATATGTTATGTTTAAACCGCTACTTTCCCTAGCTGCCACAAAGCTGTTGTACATAGGTAGAGCAAACTCCCTTCTACCTTTCACTGGAATTATAACATTGATGTCATAAATTTCATCAGGGTTTTGAATGATTATTATACTGTCTTTTTTTACAGAATCATAATCGAAGATGTTATCATTGATTTCATCTATCATATTTTTCGGGTTATTTACCATAATTATACTACCATTCCTCCATTTGCTATATCAAACCTATTAGCGTAATTGTGAAAAGGGAAAAGTGTGTTTAATTTTAAATCCCCTTCTAATTTTAGAATCTTTTTTTCTATAAACTTTTGATTGTATATAGGGGTTGATTCTGAATTATTTATTTCCATACCTTCAAGAAGGTCGATTTTAATTTTTATATGAGCAATTTTCCTGATCCATAATATTGAATCCCTTTTTAATCTCATCTTACCTCCAGTATTAAATAGATCGTTGCCTATACTATCTCTCTGGGAATTAAAAGCGTCTATAGCTTCATTAAATCTTTTCTCATACCACGCATTTGTTTGATGAATAAAAGGTAGGTGAATAAATTTTTCAATGAATTCACCTACCTCACTTTCAAGGTCTAAGTTAGGATGCGGTAGCGGGCATTGAGATATGTAGAATATCTTTTTCACTATTTATAGCTTTCAATCTTTTTAAAGGCTGTCTTTTTAAGTATTTCTTGATGTATTTGCCATTGCATGCCCTGTCTAACTCTATCATCAGAAATTGGATTATCTCTATTGTATATGTACAAAGGTTTATCGTTATACTTCGTCTTGTCATATCCAGCCATTTCCATAATAGGATACATAATAGCTACATCGTAAGTGCATCGATAGAATTTACCATCTTTATCTTTCATGCAAGAAAAATTTTCATCTTGTTCCTGAATCTTCTGATACAGTCCAGCTCTGTAGGTTCTTATATGAGAAATGTAAAAAGAGTGCTCTCTCATATTTTCAAATACCTCTTTTGGCATAGGCCTAGCTATACCTCTCATCCCGTTAGTCCAAGAGGCTTGTCCGTAAGAAATCCAGCAATCATTTTCATTGTAAAAATCATTAAGGTAATTTAAAACTTTGTTTGAACTTAACCAGTCATCACCATCAACTAATACAATAATATCATCTGGATCGCAATGATTCATGGTGGCGTTATGGATATTTTCCAGCGCGGTAAGATTTTCTTCATTACGAATGCAAACTGCTCTACTATCTTCATGTGGCAACTTGTCCCATGAGTCATCTGTAGACGCATCATCTATGAAAATAACTTTAAAGTCATCATACTTTTGAGTCATGACGCTTCTAACACAAATATCTAAAAACTCCCCTGGGTTATAGAAAGGGGTGATAATAACAAATCTATTTTTTATATTTCCATCCATAGTTTCCTGCTTTTTTTCTTTTGTTTTTTAACACTTTAACGATTGAACTTGAGTCTATACCCAATATGTTTGAAGCCTCTGTTATAGAGCTCCAATGCTTTATAAAGTTCCCTAATTTATCAAATTGATCCACTGGTATAGAGTTGGATTCAGAAAGTTTTCTAACCATTTCTGGTCTTAATTTTCTACCTTTCCAATACCTGGAGTTGTTACAGCTTATTTTTTCTTTAGAAATTTTTGTGTGCTTCTTATTATAAAAAGGGTTTTTCACACCCTTCTTACAAAGACTCATTTTCTCTTTTTGTTGTGTAGTCATATAAAGAGGGCCACCTCCTCCAATATTTGAATTTAGGGTTGTAAACCCCCAGGATTTAAAGTTACATATCCAAAACCCTTCCCAAAATTTAGACTCTTTTTTATATACAACATCTAGTGTGTTAATAAAAATTTCATGACCTTGGCTAATTTCTTGCTCCAACCATTGTTTGAAACATGTTCCAGTATTATTTCTAATATGTTCAGAAAGTCTAATTTTTAAACTCCTAGAAGTTACTCCTATGTATATACATGAATTTTGATTAGAGCTTGTTATTGAATATATGTTTATAGTTGGCTTTTTCATATCACAACAGCTTTTATTTTATTGTTAAACAAATCGCTCCATTAAATAGTGGTAAAAACCAAATAAAAAAGGTGTGATAATTTTAATTGAATTTTCCATTAACCAGACTATTTAATATTGACAGTAACTAAAATTTAAACATTTTACACCTTTTAATCAAATTATAATCGTGGAATTTATAAATTTTCGTTCTATTTATTAAAAAAAACATAACCGATCATGGCAAAAGGACTTTCAAAAGAATCTCTTAAGAAAATAATTATCGAAACTGCTATTCTTAATAAGAAGAAAGAAGAGCTTTGGGGTAAGGCTGTTGAAATAGCTAAGGAATTGACTACTATTGAGGAAGCTCATAGAGGAATGGTTAGCTCTCATGGCTTTGCGGCTCCTGGAGATACTGCAGCTAAAACTAAAACTGGATTTGAGAACGAATTCTACGCTGGTAGATTATCTAGCTTAGGAGCTGAGATACAAGCGGCTCACGAAGAAACTATAGCTCAAGAAAAAGCTACAGAGCAAGTGAATGAAGATCTTGTAGATACTGTTTCTGAACTTAAAAAACAAATCGAGGATATGAAAAAAGAGCAAAAAGCTATTAAAGAATCGATTAAAAAATAATCGAATTTTTATTTTTGTATCTAATTTAAGAACTCAAAAACCATTACAATGGCAAACAAAAACGAAATTACTAAAGGCGCACTTTACGAAATGGTAAAGAAAGAGCTTGTTAACTTCGCGAAGAAAAAAACGCTTCAAGAAGAAAAGGCAAAGCTTCAAGCTGAACTAAATCAATTAAATGAAGTGATGGCTGGATCCGAAATGGATAAAAACCAGGATTATCACGCGGGCCAAAAGGAGCCTGTTTTTGATGTTAAAGGAACGCATTTAACTGAGGAAGGTGAAGGTGATATTTCTTCTCCAGACCAAGTTAAGAGTGATGGAGACTTAGATAAGTATATTCAAAACTTAGTCGCTAAAGGCGGTGGTGAACAATCTGTTTCGGAAGGTGATGGGGAAGAAATTTCTGCACCAGGAGATGTTCAAGGTAAAGGAGACTTAGATAGTTATATTCAAAATCTAATCGCTAAAGGCGGTGGTTCTGCTGATAAAATTGCAAATTCAATCGATTCTAACCAAGAGGTTGCTGAAGTAAGCGGTTTGGGAGAGGCTGAAATTAACGAAGGTCTTGAGAACGCAATTCAATGGGAGGGCGACATAGCAAAGCTATATGATCTTCCAATAGCTAAAATGGAGAATGGTGAAATAGTATTTACTGATCCAGATGGTGAAAAAGCTCTATCTAAACACGTTGGTGTTCTTAAAGCTAAATATGACGCTGCTCAAGGTGGAGACACTAGCATGGTTGCTGAAGATGAAGAAATAGTTGATGGTGAGATTGAGGAATTTAGCTCGGAATCTATTGAAGAGCCAGGGAGCGAAATGCTACCAGAGTGGTTAAAAGAAGAGTTAGATGAAATGGAAGATGATTCCTTTTCAATTGATGATTCTGAAGAAGTTTTTGAAATCGAAGACATGGGAATGTATGAGATGGAAGAAGTTTCTGGAGAAGAGGTTATAGAGGAAGAGGATGTGGAGGAAGAGGTTGATCTTGAAAAGATTCAAGAAAGCGTAGCTTCTAAAATGACATCTAAAGAGTCTAAAGAAATAATAGATACTGTAAAAGAAAAATTAAATGAGGGTAAAGATGAAGGTGCGTCTTTACTTTCTGAATCATTTAGAGCTAGAATGCAACGTTTAGCTGGAATGTAAATTTAAAGTAATAAGTAACAAAAAAAAGGATAGTCAATGACTATCCTTTTTTGTTTTAAAAGAGTTTTTCTTAAAGAAGGCCTTTGTGACTTTCTTCTTTTAATAAAGATCTTCCATCATCAGTTAAAGGCGTGCTAGGAGTCTTTCTCTCCATTAACCCATCCTGAGCTACATTGATCTTTTTTTGTTCTTGAACTTTATTTAATGGTTTTCCGTTTTTGTCTAAACCATTAGGGTCAAGTAAATTGTCTGTTAAAAAATTGTCCATAATCGATTATTTAAATTGTACTTAAGTAATTATAAATAGAGGTAAAAAGTATGTTATTTGTTTTTATACCTTTTCATAACCTCTATAAGTATGCTGTTTCTAACTATATCCTTCTCCTCGAACTCGTGAGTGGTAACGCCTTGTAATCCCTGAAACCTTTCAAAAGCATCTTGTAATCCAGACTTTTCATTACCTTTAAGTTTGAGATCTGTCTGATCAGCGTCTCCCATAACAATCATTTTAGAATTTTCTCCTAATCTTGATATGAATAATTTTAGCCCTTTAATTGTAGTATTTTGAGCTTCATCTAAGATCATTATAGCATCATCATACGTGTTACCTCTCATGAAATTAAGCGGTTCTTCTTGTATTATTTTGTTTGTAATCATCCATTGAGTAGGGGATGAACCTATTAATTTCTCCATGTTTGAATAATATGAAGACATGTATGGAGCTATCTTTTCAGACATATCTCCTGGAAGAAACCCCATAGACTCATCAGCTTCCACAATAGGTTTTGTAAAGATTAGTCGAGTGATTTTTTCATTATTTTTCATAGCATCCATAGCCGCTTTAAGTGCGATTAAAGTTTTACCAACACCAGCTGGTCCAGAGACGAACATTATATTGTTATTTTTTATTTTCTGTATAAGCTTTTCTTGGGAGGGATTCTTGGCTTTTATTCCAGGTTTATAATTAATTTCCTTAATACGTTTATGAGTTTTTTCCTTTAACTCTTGAGACATTTGATATAAATCAAACTCTTCTTTTTGTTCTCTCGATAGGTTTTTACCTTTAGCCATACGTTTTTTGTTAATAAATAGGTTTCATTTATACCTTTTAAATAACCTAAACAAAAAAATCACAAAAATCTAGATATTTATATCAAAAAAGATCTTAAAGATGAAAAATCTATCCAAAGAACAACTAGCTACTGAGATAGCCTCACAAATAAAAGAAATGGGAATGAACACTGTTTTCAACGAAGAATTCATTGATCAGGTTCGAAAAACAGTATCTGAAAAAATTAACACTCCTGTTTTAGAAGAGGAAGTGGACACTGAAGAAAGCGCTGCTGTACAAGAGGATGTGGAGGACGGTGGGGTAGTTGACTCTCTACCTGGAGGGGGAGAAGATCCTAATAATACTGATTTCTCAACTGAAGCTAACGTGGAAGGATACACGCCTCAAATGCCTTCTTTTCTAGATAAAATAGAGCCAGATCAATTTGTAGTATTTGATATGAACGAGTTAAGTGAAGGTGGGGTAAATCTTTCAAACAAACAATTCAGAACTTTTGATAATCCTGATATTAGGAGATCAATACATCAATGCTGGATTGAGGAGGGTAAAAGGAAAGCGAAAGTATATGTTGCTAAATTCGAAGAGATTGGAGATATATCCTTTGACCCGTTAGCTGGAACTTCTAAATTCGAGGAAAAGAGAATTAATAATATTTCAATCCCTGGAGAGAAGCAGAATCCATACGCAGACGGATCAGCTAACTTGCAGGTTACTGGAAGTAATTCAGCTGGACCTATTACTATGGATCTAAGTTCCATTAATATAGAAGGTATGATGAAGAAGTATATTGAAGACGCTTTGAGAGCTCAGTTAAATACTAGCTTTCAAATGCAGGCTCCAGAAACTGAAACTCCAACTCCAGAAATGCCTATGCAAGAGTCTCCTAAAAAAACAGAAGAGAATTTAATTATTGCAGATAACGCGCAAGATGCTATGGGGAGAAATAGTGTAAAAACTGAAATATCTGAAGCTGAGGAGAATGAGATTAAAATGGTAGAACTTGCTATGAATGAGAGGGCTTATAGAAAAGTCGATGCTCCAAAAGGGTTAGTAGAGTCATTGTCTGACCCTAAAAATGTAGATAGTTTATTAGTCTCTAAAGGTAAAGAAGTACAAGAATTAAAGTTTGAAGGCGTGTCTTACTTTTATCCTGTAAATATAATTTCTTCTAACAAATGCTATGTAAAGCGATAATCGCTTTACATATGATAAAGAATGTGTTAAATTCAAAGAAAAGACATTATGAAAGCACAACCTAAATTTTGGAAAGTAATCAACAACACTGGTAACTCTGGGGCTCCAAGCTCTCAAAAAGTTAAAGTAGTTGTTAAAATAAACAGTAACGCAAGTAAAGCTGTTATTATAGAGCCTGGAAATTTTGTAATAGGAATGGCTCAAATAACTACATCATTAGATGCTCAAAACCGAAGAAGGTTTGTGACTATAGATGAAGAGTTTGATAATTCCGTATTAGATTTACCACTCGGAGAACAATATGAAATTGGGCATATAGATAAAGTCCAAAGTAATACTGATGAATACATGAAATAAAAAAAGGATCTCCAAACGAGATCCTTTTTTTTATCTTCTAGATGTCCCTTTAACTGCTGAAAAACCAATCAATCCACTGCCTAGCATAAAGCCAAAATCATACATCCCGCCAGAATTATTCATAGCATAAATGCTTATATCGTCATAGAATAAACTTCCTATGAAAGAGAAAATGACGATAGACCCATGCCATAATCCTGAGAAAAATCCATAAGGTTCATCAATTGCGCATTAATCAATATTAATTGAATCAGCGCACCCAGTCAAGAATATTGCAATAACAAACATTGTCACCATTAAATATAATGGCTCACTTTTTAGTTGTTTCATATAATTTATTTATATATAAGAAACAAATATACAAACTTTTTCCTTGCCAAGCTTTATAATCTAAGAAAGTATGATTAAGTTTTCCTAAAAACCTAATTATGGGCAAGATAAAACTTTTGATGCTTCCTTCTGACACAATGGGTGTTGGTCACTTTCGTAACATATGGCCAGCTCAGGCTATCAACAGAAACCATCAAGATGAGATAGAAGTGGAGATAAATACAACTCCAGACTTTAATGATTTAGAATATTTCAAAAAATTTGATATAGTTCATTTTCATAGGCAACTTGGGGATATAAACACATCTCCAAAACAAATTCAAATGCTTAAAAGTTTGGGTTTAACTGTGATTATGGATATTGATGATTACTGGGAACCTTTTGGAGCTCACCCTCTCTATTACATAATAAAACAAGAAAAGATAGGTGATAAAATTAGATCGCTATTACCTTTAGTTGATCACGTTACTACTACCACTAGTATATTTAGAAATGAAATATTGAAATATAATCCTAATGTTTCCGTGTTGCCAAACTCTGTATATCCAGAGCATAAAATGTGGAGCGGTACCGATCAAAGATCTGAGGATAATGACAAAGTTAGAATTGCTTGGATTGGAGGATCTTCTCACCATGCTGATTTGAAATTGCTAGAAACTTCTATGGGCATATTACACTCAAGTGCTGAGCTTAAAGATAAATATCAAATGGTGCTTTGCGGATTTGATACTAGGGGTAATATTACGGAAGTAAGTCCAGATGGGCGTCAGAAAACTAGGCCGATAACTCCAAATGAGAGTGTTTGGAAAAGGTTTGAAGAAATAGTTACTTCAGATTACAAGGTAAATGGAGACAATCCAGATTACACTGATTATTTAAATAGAATCGTTAAAGATCCATATAAGACCGCTAACGAGCAAAATTATGTAAGAAGATGGACTTTGCCATTAACTCAGTACGGGAAGCATTATGACTACTGTGATGTATGTTTAGCTCCTATTTGTGATGTAGATCAAATAAGAACTCCTAAAGGTCAAATAATTAATCAACACAATATTTTTAATGAAGTTAAATCTGAATTAAAGATTATTGAAGCTGGTATAAAAAGGAAGACTCTTATTGCTCAGGATTTCGGTATCTATAAAGAGTTAATTGAAGATGGTAAAAACGGTATACTGATACCATGTAAAAAGAAGCATAACAAAGAGTGGTATAAAGCTATTAAAAAAGTTATTCTCGACAAGGATTACAGAGAGGAATTAGCTGATAACCTTCACCAGTTTGTTATCGAGAAATACAACATAAAGAAAGTTACTGAAGAAAGAGTGGATTTCTACAAAAGCATTATGACTGATAAAAAGGAAATTATTAAAGCGTAATTTCTCTTTTTTCATCTATTTATAGGAAAACATTGTAATGAAAGAAATATCTCTAAACTTTGGCGCTATAAAAGAATCTGTTCTTAGATATTCTGCTAACCAATTCTTAAATGAAGACAAGGAAACCGTTAGTGGGTTTGCGGAAGAAATACAGAATAACGAAATTCTTAAAAAACAATATCTAATATATAAGATTTTTGAAAACGCAAAACCTTTCACTAAAGATCATCTTGCTGAAAGATTCATAAATCAAAGCTTTAGATTGTTTGAAGGATTGGATTGGAAAGACATTCTAAAAACTAATGAATACGTAAGGGTTAAGTTCTTAGGTGAGAGCCATGTAAGCTCCACCTCAGGTAAAGATGAACTTTTTAACTCTATAAACACTTTGATCGAGTCTAGGTGTCATGCTATAAACCCTACTGAAGATCAAGAGGCTTATGAGGTTGTTTTAAATTATATCATGAGACCTGCTCTTGAAGAAGTTATTGAACCTGAACAAGTTAATGAATCAACAGAAAATCCTAAAATTGGATCTTGGAAATTCGTAACTAGTTTAGCTGTTAATAATTTTAATAAAAGATATGAGCATCTTAATGAGGGGGATAGATCTTTATTAAAAGTCTTACTTTCTCCAAGTAATCATAAAACAAATTATTTGGAAGATCTAAAATTAGAAAACATAGCTCTTATAGAAAAACTTATTGAAAGTGGCTCTGAAGAATTAGAGGTAGCTGCTCTAGGAAACTTTAGACAGAAACTTGATAAGATTGATTCCCAGGATATCGCTCAAATAGATGAGGCTATTATTTCTTGCTTCGAACTAAAAGAGATATTATCTAAATAAAATTTTGCAAAGATATATACTTAAAATGAGAGATGCAAAACATCTCTCATTTTTTTTGCTTAATTTATAATTTTTGTTTAAGTTATAAATAAATAAATAAGCAATGTTAGTAAAAGCTAGAGAAATAAAGTTAAAGCCTGAAGAATTTGATAATCAGTCAGTTAGTATTAAAATAGGTACAGCTGAAAATAGGGACAAACCAGAAACAATATATGTGGAGATATCTTTTTGGATCAAAAACAAAAAACACGATATTTCTTCTAAAGAACTAAGAAAGGCTTTACATAAACAATTGAGCGAAATAAACACTCAAGACCTTGATCCTGTTTTAAGAGATAATGAATTCTTTCCGAAATTTAAAGATAATTTATACATATTAAATATTCCTGAAAACATTGACTACAATGGAAAAAAGAATTTTGTTTCTATTGATGTTACATTGCACACTATTAATTTAGATGGTAAATCTTTCTTCCCTTTAAGTAATAAAAAGAATACAACTTTATATGATGAGGCTTTAAAAATAGCTCAAATAATATGCAAATCACCTCACTTGAATGAAAACCCTATTTTTGATGTGTCTCGGAAAAAATAACTTTGTAGCACATATTTTTTAACAGTTCCTAGCAATTGTCTATATAAATCCATGCAAATGGATTTATTTTTTTGTTTTAATTCTAAAATACGTGAATTAGAAAAAAAACCAATATTTATAGACATGAGCACAAAATCGGAAAAATACATCATCTCGGAATATTTCGAGTTCAAAGCTGATCCGCAACTTATTAAAGAAGCGATTGAGCAGGGCGGGCTTATTACTTTAGTTGGAATTTTACAAAAAGCCGACACACTAAATAGGAACGGTAGAATTTATCCATACGACATACTTAAGCGTCAAGCTGAAACTTATATGCAGGAATGTGTAGAAAAAGGCGTTGCTTACGGAGAGTTAGATCATCCAGATTCAGCTGTAGTTAGTTTAGCTAACGTATCACATTTGGTAACAGATATGTGGTGGCAAGAGAAGACTCTTTATGGCAAAGTAGTAGTTGATCCAGAAGATGATGCAGGTAAAAAATTAAAATCACTTTTAAAGATGGGAGGAACTTTAGGTATCTCATCAAGAGGGGTGGGTTCTGTAACTTCAAAAGGTGGAAATGATGTTGTTCAAGAAGATTTTGAATTAATTGCATTTGACTTTGTTTCATCACCTTCAACACCTGGAGCATACATGTTCAAGGAAGGGGTGGATGCTAAGCGAGGAATGGTCCCTCTTACTCCAGAGGCCGAAAAGATTTTTAAATTAGCCAAGGACGATAGTGGAAGTATCTACGAATATCACCAGAAGTTAAATAATATGTTAAACGACGATTTCTGGAAAAATATATAAAAAATGAGGTAATACTCGTTTTTTGATTTTTTCAAAATATTTATTGTAAAATAAGACAAAAAATGGCAGACAAAAAACACATCATCAAGGAAGCTATTGCAGAATACAACCAAATAACTGAATTCGCTATGAAAGAAGCTAAAGAAGATATGGCAAAAAAAGTAGATTCCAAGCTAGAGAAAATTCTCGACAAACAATTGAAAGAAAACATCTCTATCGAAAAGGATGGTGTTGATGTTGAAGTTACTGATACTACAGTAACTATTGAAAAGGGTGGCACTAAAGTTACTGTTGGGGATAGTGAAGCAGAAGTTGAATCTGGTTTCGATATGGGAGCTGAAATGGGGTCTGAAATTGAGCCTATTATGGGTGGAGAAATTGAATCAGGTTTTGAAGCTATCGGAGATGAGGAAGAAATTGAAGGTGGTGACGCCGAAGATGAAATTGAAACATTCGATTCTGAAGAAGCTGAAGCTGAAGAAATTGACGATGAAACATCTGATGAAGATGATGAAGATGAGGAAGAGCCTGAAGAGATTGAAGAAACTCTTTTTGAGATTAAAGAAATTGTAGAGGACCAAGAATTAGAAGATGAGGGGGAACCAGAAATGGCTAATCCGTTTGATATTATTCTTAGTAGACTAGATGATATTGAATCTAAACTAGAAGGTGGAACATCTGATGAAGGCGATGCTGAAGGAGAAGTTGAAATCGTTGATGACGAAGAAGTAGCTGAGCCTGGAGAAGAATTGGGTGGAGAGGAAGAAGTGATGGAAGACCCTTTAGGTGAAGAGCCTGCTGGAGACGAAACTGCAATGGAACCAGAAGCGGAGGAAGAAGCTCCAGCTATGGAAGAAGAGTTTAGCATGAACACTTTTGAAGAAAGTGATTTCATTGCTGAAGATGAGCAATTAGAAGAAACGATTGAAATTGTTGATGAAGATGATTTCGAATCTGTTGAAGGAGAAGAGGGTATGGAAGAAATGCATGGAGTTTCTCATTCTGTATCTACTAAAGGTCAAAGCTCTAAATTTGGCGGGGAGAACAACCCAAAATCACAAAGTAAAAGAATAAACAAAGAACATAAAGAGTTCTCGGAACTGACGGCTCAACAAGACTCTAACATAGAGGAGCTGAACGAGGAAAACGATAGTTTAAAAACTGAGATCGAGGAATATAAAAATTCATTCATCGAACTTAGAACACAGTTTCACGAAATGAACACTCTTAATGCAAAGTTGGCTTTAGCTAACAAGATTCTTACGAACGGAGGCTTAACTAACAGTGAGAAAGTCGCTATCAACGAAGCATTTGCTGAAGCATCTAATGCAGAAGCAGCTAAGAAGGTATATGACAAGATCATCAAAGAGCACAGTATTTCTATTAAGAAATCTGGACTTGATAAAGTGAGAAGTTCAAGTATCAAAGCTGGACAACCAACTGAAAAGTCAGAAACTGAAACTCTTTACGAAAGTGATGAGTCAAGAAGATGGCAAAATTTAGCGGGAATTAAACCACTAAATGGTTAAAAACTGGAAAAACAGTTTTTCCAGACTATTTAAGATTAAGCATTTAAAATTAAACTATTAAAAAATGGCAAGCGAATTATTAACAAGCGGCAAAGTTGGTTTAACCAACATTAAAAGCCTTGCAGAGCAAAGAAAGTCTATCGTGGCTTCTTGGGATAACTCTGGTCTTTTAAAAGGACTTCAAGGAATGGAGAAAGCGAACATCGCTCAACTTCTAGAAAATCAAGCATCTCACATGTTACAAGAGGTTACTCTTGATACATCTGCAGGTCGTTTTGATACTGTAGCTTTTCCAATCGTGAGAAGAGTATTCTCAAGATTATTAGCTAACGAGTTAGTTTCTGTACAACCTTTAGCACTTCCTTCTGGATTGTTATTTTATCTTGATGCGAGAGTATCTTGGAATGGTGCTGATAACACTCAAAAAAATCAATTAACTAGACAACAAGAATTGGCTAGAGTACAGAGAGTTGCACCTGCAAACACTGCTACTGAAAAGCCTGGTCCTACATTTGCAAGCACATCTGCATATGAAAGATTTTATAACAACAAGGGTTTTGATCTTTCTTTCGGGACAGGAGAAACTGTAGTTGGTACTGCAGCAGCGCTTAACGCTTCTGGATGGACAAATGGTATTTTATCTACTACTTTCGATTTAGGTCAAGGTTTTGATATCTCTAAGCAACAGTCTTCTGCTACTTTAAGATTCTCTGCTGGAACTGACATCTACTACTCTTCAGGTTCTCAGAACTTATTAGTTGTAGCAGCTGGTCAAGGTGTACCTTATTACCACCAAATCCAAGATTATACTCAAGATATGTTTAGCTCTCAGTTCGCTGATGTTATTCTTGACTTGAGACCTGCTGGAGTTGATTCTTCAAGCTTTAGTTCTGCAAATATAAATGACGGAGCTGGTAATTCTGGTGCGGCATTCAATATTGCTATAACTCCTGCTTACGAAGTGTTTAACGATCTTGAAGGTAAGTCTGAAATGGCTGAACTTACAATCAGATTCTCTTCTGTAACTGTAACAACTATCACAAGAAAACTTAGAGCTCACTGGACTCCAGAATTAGCGCAAGATCTTGAAGCATACCACTCTATCGATGCAGAAGCTGAGTTAACAGCTCTTCTTTCTGAGCACATTGCTGCAGAGATTGATAGAGAAATCATCATTGACTTAATCAACCAAGCTCCATTCAGAGCAAGATGGGATTACAATGGTCTTTCTAACAATGCTAACTTCTTCGGAACGCAAAAAGACTGGAACCAAACTCTTATTACTAGAGTAAATGAACTTTCAGCTCAAATTCACAAGGCTACTTTAAGAGGTGGTGCTAACTGGATTGTATGTTCTGCTGAGGCGGGTGCAATATTTGATGACTTGGATTACTTCCACGTTGCTGGATCTGCAGCTCCTGATATGGAGAAGTACAACTTAGGTGTTGAAAAAATTGGTAACTTAGGAAACAGATACTCTGTATTTAAAGATCCTTATTTACCTTCTCAAATTGTATTAGTTGGTCACAAAGGGTCTACGTTCCTTGAAGCTGGATATATCTACGCTCCATACATTCCTTTACAATTGACTCAAACTATCTACGATCCAAATGATTTCACTCCAAGAAAAGGTATCATGACTAGATACGCTAAGAAAATGGTTAATAACCGTTTCTACGGAGTTGTAATTATCGATAATGTTAACACTTACGGTGCAGCATAATCAGTAGATAATATAACTACATTAAAGCCCTGACCTTTTGGTCGGGGCTTTTTTATTTATACCCATTAATTACAGTAAACAACTGAGCTTCATTTGTTACAATTTTCATATTAATGCAATTTGTGACAAATTTCTCTATATCTGATATTTTCCTCAATTGTTTAGATGATGATAAATCCCTAATACCTCTCTGATGAGTTCCAAAAACTTTTCTATTAATTGTCCTGGAGTATTCTGGGTAATTAGGTTTTTCGATAATAGATTTAATAGCTGAGTTCATAGGTAAGAATTCTGTGCCAGCCTCAATTCTATCAAACACTAAGGAGTCAGTAAGCCATATTATAACCTTAGCATAAATCATAGGGTTTAGCTCCAACGCTAAAAGAACCCAAATATAAGGATTGCAAACTGTCATCCTATTTTCTCCTCTACCAGTTGTTTTCCACACCCCTAAACCTTTCAAAACCTTTGCAATCGACTCTTTTTTTATCATTTCCATAAACTGAGGAATTCCTAAGTTTATGAAATCCTGCTCTTTTAATATAAAAAACAATCTTTCTTGAAAATCTTTAGATTGCATTACGGTATGATAAGTTCTTTCAGACCAACCATAAGACCATCTAGCTTTTTCGTATGATTTTTGAAGATCTGTAACTGAAAGCATTTCAGTTTTTGTTTGTTGCCTTATCTTTATTCCAAAAAGATCTCTATCAGAGCTTTTTAATGTTACATTTGTTTTCATGTAGGTAAATTTATTTCTTTTTGAATGTCGTGTTTAGTGTCCACTTATATTTTACTGAAAGATATCTTATGCATATTACAACTAAAATAGAAGTTATTACATTTAGATCGCTATACGAGCTTAGTTTTGATGATAAAAGGTATGTTATTCCTCCTACCAAGCATGCTGATGCGTAAATCTCTCTTCTAAATATCAATGGCACCTCATTTGTGAGAACGTCTCTTATAACACCTCCAAAACAAGCGGAAATAACCCCCATTATTAAACAAATTTCTATATTAAGATTATGTGACATAGTAGTTTCTATCCCAAGTATAGTAAATACTCCAATACCTATAGTATCAAATATGAACATGCTACGTTTAAATTGTATAATATTGTTTTTAAATGCATAAGTTATGATGTATCCAAATATTATTGCAATAAAATAATTTCTATCATTTAGCCAGCCAACTGGACTTACTCCTATTAATAAATCTCTTATGGTTCCGCCACCGACTGCGGTTGCGAAACCAATAACTAAAGTTCCGACCAGGTCAAACTTTTTTCTAATCGCCATCAATACTCCAGATATAGCGAAAATGCCAGTACCAAAAAGGTCTAAACAGTAAATCCAGTCAATCATTCACCCGTGACCTCTTTTAGTTTATCTCTAAACTCTGCAGCTAATATATAATCCTCTTCCTCTACAGCTTTATTTAAAAACCGAGTATATCTCTCTATGTCAATTTCTTCTTTAGTTTTACCTGCCATTAGATCTGAAATAGTAGTATAGCCTTGAGCCATGCCCCCTCTTTCACTCTCGTCCATTTCATCTATCTCGTCTATTAATTTATAGAATAGCTGATCTGATAGTGGTTCCATGTCTTCCATATTCGTTTTAAACCCCATAGCATTTAACTTACTTTCAAGCATGTCTTTTTCAGGTATTCCAGAAGACACCATGAAACCTTCACATTCTTCAAGTATACCCAAATCTTCTAGTGAGGGATATATTTCTGTTATATGAGAATCAACCATATACTCACCTCTCCAAGCAATCAATACTAAACCATTTATACCGTAAGACTCTTCAATGAAATCCATTGTTTCATCATGCTCATCATCTATATAATCTCTATACTCTGAAAAAGTATATAGTTTTATGAAAAAATGTTTTTTTAGCCTTTCTAATGCGTTCATAAGTCTGTATTTGTTTTATTAACGTAAATTCTTGTTTTTTGTTGCCTTTAAAAGAATATATTGTAATATTCATTATGACAAAGAACCCCGTGCCCTTGAATGGTTATACGCATATCTCCATGTGTCAATGGTGAATCATTAGAAATCTGATGTAGTAAACCGAACTCATGGTAATATAAATTGCCATTAATATAATCAATTCTATTTTTAGAAGCTAACAATTGCTCTTGTAACTCATTAGGTGAGTTGTAGAATTCTATATAATTACGACCAGTTTCGGTATTAAAACAGTTTAATCCTGCTCCATTTTTAGGGATTCTAACTGGTATAGTAAATGAGAACGTCTCTTCTTCATTGACCTCAAAACCCCAATCATGATTTGAGTAAGGTTTATCTACATGTATACTTGCTATGTATTGAGTATTTTTCATCTCAGAAAATTGTTTATTAAATTCGAATATGTGAAATCCAGGCCACGCGAGGTCGAATTTGACTGGCTTCCCTAATTTTAATTCGAAGAATGATTTTATCTTATCATAAACAGATTCAAATTCTTTACGTAAAATCACGTTTGAATTGTCTGATAATTTTTTATAGACATCAATATCTCTACTATCTAAATAAGAGGCTGCTCCTAATGTATAAAACCCTTCTCTACTAATCCATTTAGATTTAAGATTGATGACTTTTTGAGATATCAGATCACTTTCTTCCTCTGTAAGGAAGAAGTGCTCTTCTGGAAGTTTAAATTTCATATTATAAAGGGCACCAGTCAGGTATTTTAACGTTTTTAATTTGATATGGTCTACAGCCAGAATCTGCAGCTCTAAACTTCTGCCAATCTACAGCATATGAAGAATTAAAATTAATTTCTGACTCATCTTTTTCTGTTTTAGTACAAACTATGGCTTCGTCATCGTAGCAAAAAGAATCGTTAGGATCAGGATCTCCTATTACTGAATGATGTGGGCATTCAATACATTTAGTTAACGTTATTTTCTTTTCGGACATAATTTATTTTGTTAATATGTATGTATTTTAGTAAATGTATAGATTTGAATAATCATATCCAAACAGCTTAAGGAAGAATTTTCAAAGCTATTTATAAATAAAAAATATTTAATCATGGCATTTCATAATACAAATTATTCATTTCTAAACCTTTCTGGAACTCAAGATTTAGCTGCAGCAGGTTATGATGGAGTATTAGCTACAACCGTTCACGAAGTTTATTGTACTGCATCAGGGTCAATTGAGCTTTCGGCTATAGGCGGTGGAACGGCAATATTCCCAATGACTACTGGTCAAAGTGTAAAAATAATGGTTGGAAGCTATTCGGTTTCCTCAGGTACATTTGTAGGTTTTAGAACAAAAGGTGACAAGCCAGGCTTTAATCCAAACACTGTTGTATTCCCTAACTAATAAATAATTATGAGCATCTGTGTAGTAGAAAAATGTTTAACTGGAATGACTGAAAGCGCTCAACAGGCGCTTTTCAGGAGGATTCGTAGAAAAATTGGCGCTCCTGTACTTACTGTAGAGTTAGTAGATGAGCAAATAGAAGAGTGTATATGCCAAGCTATCGAAATGTATTCTAGTAACATTAACAATTGGGCTTTAGAGAATAGGATGGCAGAAATGCTAGGGCTTCCAAATAATGAAGACGTTACTCTTAAGTATGTAGCAAATAGCTTGTACATGGAGAAATCTATGGCTAAACATCCTTCAGAAATGATTGGTGGAGGTGTTAATACTACGCGAGAGTTAAAAACTGATGGTTTATCATTAACTGCAGGTACTCAGAATTATTCTATACCAGCTAACAGGGAGGTTGAAGAAATTATGTGGTACACGCCTAGTTTTATTAATCTTTATGGTTTAAGCCCTTTTAGTAATAATGGTATAGATTTTTATGAGTTTGGAGCAAGTTTCGCTGGAAACTCATTATATTCTGTTGTTCCAGTTTTTGATACAATTCTTACAGCTCAGGCGATGGAGTTGAGAAATAAAGTTCGAGGTTCAGAATTTTCTTACACAATACATGCTGGATCTGGCGGAACTAGAGTTTTAAGATTATATCCTATTCCTACAAGAACTCAAGGCTCTGGAGAATCAAATGTTTATACAATGGGCGCTGGTACTCCTGGTACTTTATTTTATAGATACTTTGATAGAGTAGGTACTGATGGTAATGCACTTTTTAGTGGTAATACTGCTAATCCTCAAGGATTAGGAGATACTGGAAAAACGGGTAATGGACTTGTTTCTGGACCAGCTGATGCGCCTTTATATAATATTGCATTTGATGATTTAAATGATGTTGGTAAAAACTGGGTAAAGGCTTATGCTGAAGCTTTATCTAAAGAGTTGTTAGGGATTGGTATTAGAGGTAAATTTAGTGGAGAATTACCTATACCTGATGGAACTGTTACAATGAATAGCGCTGACCTTATTACTAATGGTAGAGCTGATCAAGACAGGTTACTAGATCAACTTAAAGAGACTTTAGATAAACTTTCTTTAAAGAAAATATTAGAAGACAGAGCTGCTATGCAAGAAGCAGTTAACAAATCTTTACAATCAATTCCTTTAGGTATATTCTGGGGTTAATAAATTATGAAAGACGGATTAGGAGAATTTGGACAAAGACCCAATGAGGCAAACGAAAACCTTACAAAAAAGACAGGTATTGATCTTTTCTTTGGTGAAGCTGAAGCTAGATTTTTTGATCAAGTTGGTAAAGAATTAACTATAGACATTCTCAAAGAAGCGTTTATTCTCTATAGAGTGGATATGAAAAAAACTAGGGCTCATAAATTGTATGGTGAAGCTAAAAAGAAAAACTGGAAAGAAGAAATTGAAGTATTTGGTAGAATTAATGTAGAAGTTAATGATCCATCTAAAAGAAATGGAGTTGGTCCTTACAAAAAAGCATTTGGGAACCTTACTGCTGCTGTTCACATTTCTCACCTTGAAGAAAAAGGATTGGTTAAAAAAGATGGTGGCGATATTACAGTAGACCTTCACCCTGGGGATTTCATTGCTCATAAAGGTCAATTCTATGAAATATATGACGATGGATTTGCTCAAATATCTAATCAACACTCTTACGCTGGAGATAGAAGATTCTCTCTTACGATAAAAGCGAAAGAGGTAGATGGGGATGTTTTTAGAGCAAGATAATTGTTTACATTAACATTTTAAATCAATAAATTCCATTATGAGAAAACAATTCTATATTGCTTATAACATCATTAAGGAATATTCTCCAATAACGAGCCTTTATGAAAATGGTTTATTTGAGGTTGATTTTGATAATATCAATAATTTTATTTGTGAAGGGATTATAACTGTGGGTCAAGAGGAGCTTTTAGTGGATCATGTAATTGCTACAAATAGATTAATTGGAAGAACAATTGCTAGTTTAAAATTAACATTAAGAAGGGCGGATGAAAGAACACTTAATCAAATAAAAAATTGGATTGGCGCTGGAAGTGACGTTAATTACAATAACTTTAGAAAATCTGGAGTAATTAGGAAGATTTCTGAAGAAGGTAATGTAATTCGTGAATACGCTCTTCGAGGCGTATGTCCCGAATCAGTTAAATCTCCCGTTTCATCATATGATAACACTTTTTCTAACCTTCAGTTTGAGATAGAATTTTTTATTGAGTCAGTAGAGTCTTTTATTAACTGAGGCTCAAGAATAAATTCCTAGAAGATAGATTCTTTTGCAGATTGGTCATCTGCAAGAAACACCCCCTAAAGTCCCCCTCTTTAAAAAGGGAATCTATAGGGGGCGCTTATTGCATGTTAACCGAGATAACTTCCTGTGAAGACGAGTTCCCCATTGATTTAGGCTCCATTATCTCAATAACACCTCAGAACAAAGATAATAGACTTAGCATTTACCCCCTAGTATTATGGGGATGCATTCGTAACAATTACCCGTGTATCTCATTGGGGAACGTAGTTTAATGTTCAAGTATTTAATATCCTTTCACACCCTTTTAAGGGTTACAACAAAACAAATATATCTCGTAAAAAGCGAAAAATCAAATATTTGTTAGCTATTTATTAATAAACATCTCTATGGGTACTATAAAAAACCAACAAGATTTACTGGATAAGAATTTTGAAAACAGCAATTTTTTGCCTCAGAAGCTTGCTTTAGAGGATTTAGATCTAGGAGTTTTTGATTACATAAAAGAGTTAAATTTTTCTGTTACAGATCAAACGGATAAGCAAATACCCGTACCAGTTCTTTGGGGAAACAAAGAACTTTGGGCGGAAAGAAAACAAAACTGGGCTTTTAATAATGAAGAAAGAGGGGAGGAAATAGCTAGACCGTTTGTTACTATCCATAGGACGAATGTGAAAAAAGGCTTATCCCCACTTAAGTCAACAATACCAAGAAAGAGAAAATTTTCATTTGTTAAAGTTCCTGTTTTTGACGGAACTTTAAAAGGGTATGATATTTATAAAATTCCACAACCAACTTATGTTAATACTGGTTATGAATTAATTTTTGAAACTCATTACATGGAAGATGTAAATGAGTTTTATGAGATGATTATAAGAGATGGTTTTTCAGATTTTCAAGGATATATGAAAATAAATGGATACGATGTTCCAGCATATATGTCTGGAGATCCAAGCACTGAAAATAATATTGATGATTTGACTCAAGAGTCTATTTATACGGTGAGAATACCTTTAGAGGTACACGGAAAATTAATAGACCCTTCTGACTTTGAGAAAGTAAGTACGATTACTAAAATAGCAATCAATATTTGCGAGAAAAAAGATTAATTAGTATTCAGGTAAATAAGCATAAGTTTGAAAATTTTTATCTATTTATCTAAAAATAGCGTGTAGAATGATAGTTAGGAACACAAAACAAGGATATGCCACATTACACTTCAAAGATGGAGTTAGATCGGTTGTATACAAGATATTAGCTGGTGAAACGGTTGATATTCCAACTTTGAATAGTGTTGATCAAGTGGTTAACAAATTTCTATTTAAACATGGACACCTAGTAGAAGCTTCAATAGCAGCTCCAGCCCCTGAAGCACCAAAGAAAGTGATTTCTGAAGTGGAAAAGGCTAAAGAACAAACTGAAGAATATATTGCAGATGTAAACAAGGACGGAGTGATTGATGAGAAAGATTCGGAAATCATTAAGGAAGCTTCTTCTGCAAAAAGTAAAAAAACAAAAAAAACCGAGTAAAAAAGACTAAAAATAGAAGTTAAATGGCTACAGTATTCTTATCACCAGGTGTTTTTACTAGAGAACAAGATTTTACCATCTTTGCATCAAGAGTTGGTATCACAAGATTGGGTCTTGTTGGTAAAACGTTAAAAGGGCCTGCTTTCGAACCAGTAAAAATTGCAAGTACCGATGAGTACCTTGCAAGATTTGGAAGCACAAACCCTAAATTTTCACTCCCTTATGTTGCGAACGCATTCTTGGCACAGTCCAATGAGTTAACGGTCACAAGAATTTTGGGACAAAATGGTTTTACTAACTCAGGAGCGTGGTTAATCGTTGCTGGAACAGGATCAACTAATGCTGGATCAGTATTAGCAGTTCTTAGAAGTAAAGCAAATCAAATTAGCGGAGAGTTCTCATTCAATGAGGAAAGTGACGTGACTATAGGGGGGTTAACTACAGGTAGTACACCTCTTAGTTCATTCGTATTAAGCGCAACTACAGGTCCTATGACAGGGATTACTGGAAGCGGAATGACAGTATCTTTAGATGAAACTAGAGATGATTACATTGTTAGAGCGTTAGGTGAAAGTCCAGATGTTATAACAGGGGAAATTGATCTTTATGTTGAAAGTATTTTTCCTCATTATGTGAGAGAATCTTTTGCAAGAGGTGAGTTGTCAGATTTGAGTCCTACTTTAGTATACGCAAATGATGCTTCTTATACAGATTATGCTGACAGTTATTCTGACGCAGTTACTCCATGGGTTGTTTCTAGAGTTATAGGAAATGAAGTTAGAAACCTTTTCAAGGTTAGAACAATTTCTGATGGTGATTCTGCAAATCAAGAAATCAAGATATCAATTCAAAACATTGACATTAACAACTATACATTCGATCTTCTAGTAAGAAGCTTTAATGATACAGACAAAACAGCTAGCCAAACAGCTCTTGAAAGATTCTCTAATCTTTCGTTAGATGAAACTTCAAACGGTTACATTGCAAGAGTAATTGGTACAACTGATGAGGATTACCCAAGGAGATCTTCTTACATAACTGTAGAGATGGCTCAAAATATACCATCTAACACTGTACCAGGTGGTTTTAGAGGATATAGCATTAGAAATAATGGAGTTTCTGGAACAACTGCTCCAGATTTATTTTATAAAACTACATATTTGTCAGGAGATTCAATCTTTAGATCTTATTTAGGTCTTACTGAGCTTGGATACACTTCTCAAACTCAAAATGAGATTTCTTTCCAGAATTCTATCAAGACTCTTGAGAAAGATTTTTTCTCTTATCAAGGAGGGGTTTCTAGCGGAATGACAACTGTTAACGGTTTCCATATGGAAAGCGCTGCGCCAACAGGATTTACTACTGGAGATAAAATTTCAATGTCAGCTTATACTAATGCTGCAGGAACTAGAATTGATAGAAATAAATTGAAATTCACATTAGTGCCAGCAGGCGGTTTTGATGGATGGGATAAATTGTATTCTTATGAAGAGCAATATGAAGAATTTGCAGCATCTAAAATAGATAACTCAAATTCATTTAAAGCAGGTATTGGAACATTTTCTAATCCAGAAGAGGTTGACATCAACCTATTCGCAACGCCAGGTATAGATTTCTCAAATAACTTTGAGTTAATTAATTCTGCGCTTGAAATGGTTGAAGATAGAGCTGATAGCTTATACATAATGGATGCTCCAAGACTTACCTCTGGTGAAGTTAAGGGAACTCCAGAAGAGATTGTGTCTATATTAGATTCAACAGGAATTGATTCTAGTTATGCTGCTACTTATTGGCCTTGGATTCAAATTATAGACGCTAACAATAGTGTTTATACTTACCAAGCACCTACAATGGGAGCTGTTCAAGCAATCGCGCTTACAGATAATGTTGCTAACCCATGGTTCGCGCCAGCAGGTATCAACAGAGGTTTGTTAGGAGACTTTGTAAACAAAGTTGATGTGAAAATGAACGCTGGAAACAGAGATACGCTTTACCAAGGAAGAATCAATCCAATTGCATCTTTCGTTCAACAAGGTATCGTTATCTTTGGTCAGAAGACACTACAGAGACAAAGTTCTTCACTTGATAGAATCAACGTAAGAAGATTATTACTTCAAGTAAGAAGATTAGTAGCTGCAGCATCTTTAACATTGCTTTTCGAACAAAACGATCAGACGTTAAGAGATCAATTCTTAGCGAAAGTGGAGCCAATATTATTGAATATCCAAAACCAAAGAGGTTTAAATGCTTTTAATGTGGTAATGGATGACACTTTGAACTCTACAGATACAATTGATAGAAACACATTGGTAGGTAAGATTCAATTACAACCAACTCCATCAGTTGAATTCATCGACTTGACCTTTCAAGTTTTACCAACTGGCGCTTCGTTCGAAGATTTTTAACAGAGATTAATAATCAAATATATAAAAAGAGACCTCAAAAGGGTCTCTTTTTTTTTGCTAAAAATGTAAATATGAGATATGATAATCGGAAAATTTCCGATTAAGTAATAATATTATAACGGATTCATAGGCAACAAATTTAAAATTAATTCGTTATTAAATCATACAAAAGAAATATGTTATGGCTAAAGTTGGTAAAAAAGAATTTAGAATTGGCACAGAACATCCAGTGTCCTACCCTTTGTTTTATACTCAAAAATATGGTTTTGAAATTAGAGGGATAGATGAGGAGTTCTTTAATTTGACGGGAGTTAGTAATGCTGGCTACAACACAGAAGCTGAGCTGACAGAAGCTATATATAAAGCCATACCAAAGTATCATGAATTTAAAAAAAGTGAACGCCTTGTAATAGCTTACAGATGCAAAGCAACAACTTCTCTAACGATGAATAGTGTAAGTGAAGGTAGTTATTCAGGTACGATTGAAGGCGTGTCGCGCAAGATAAAAGGGTTCGATGCTTTTACTGCTCCAGATTGCGCTATTGGAATTGATTATAAAATTTTCATGGAGGTATTTAATGGGAAGTCTAATGAGTATTTTCCAGTAGATGAGGATCATAAAGTCTCTTCAGTAAATAATATTCACTGGACCGTATTGGATGGGATGACGTTTATTGAATACACTAAAGATAATCTTGAGTTCTTTGAAAACATCAAAAAGGGCATGCAAGAACTAGTTAAAAAAATGTCTTTGTTTTTTGATCTAGATTCAGAAGGTGCTCAATTGTTAATTCAACAAAACACTAAGCTAATAGGGTGATAATGAGTACAGCTATAAAATGTTTTATTTTACGGATAAATAACCACAAATAAAGAAATGGTTAAAATGTTGCTCATAATGTTAAAGTAGAAGTTTTGTATTGCCGTTTACTATATGCTGTATGCAGTTGATTATTAACCGATAAACTTAATAGAATGGATTTAATAGAAAAAGAACTATCCGAAAATTTAAGAATAAGTGGAGAGCTTGAAGGTGGGTTGTTTGCGGAAATATCTTTGTGTTATTGTGGTAGAGATTATGTTGCAAGAAGAGATTTGTACACGGTAAAAGAAGGGGTAGTTTACAGCATAAATAAAAATGGCAGTCTGTACGCTACTGGTGATTTATTGTATCATATACAAAGAGATTGTCATAAAATAGGTAAGTATAACCCTAATGATAAGAATCAATTCAAAAGTAGCACGTTTAGTTATTCAGACATTAAACAAATACTAAAACTATAATTGCATATAACGGTTGTATAGATGGCGTTTTAATGCCATTTTATACCGTGTTATATTTTAGTGCGGTTAATTAACTAAAAACAAAATAGATAAAATGAAAAAAATATTAAGATTTATGACTGTATGCTTTTATCACAGATTTAAAGTGATAGACAGTTGCAAACAAGCAGAAGAAAGAGGGTTAAAGTTTGATAATAATGTTTATGGGGATGCTATAAATATGTGGAATTGTAGAAGTTTTTGGTACGATGAATATAATTTTAGATACCGTTGTTTAGAACTACATAAGTAGCATTAAATATAATGTAAGGTCTATGTTTTAGTAGCGATTAATAACTTAAAAATATGAATTATGAATGATTTTCAAATGTACAACGAAGGTAAAAAGGAAGCAGAAAACAAGCTATTAAATATAGATAATGTTATTGTGCCGAAGGGTACGTTTTATTGCGATTGTGTGCAGCCAAGTATGCAAAAACCAATAAGCGAAACAGAATACGAGTGTTTTGATTGTGGTAAAGAAGTAAAGCAATAATATGCACTATAACGAACGAGTGTATGGCGCGTTGCCTCACTAACTTAAATTGAAAATAAAAAACTTAAAACTATGAATACAGTATCAAAAAACACCGAAAGCAATGTGCTATACACAATGTTAGGCACAGTTAAATTTTATAGGGTATCAAGACCTTACTGTACACCTTCGAGTGCTTACACATTTGCATTAAATGAAGATGATGCGGTTTTAAAGGTATCTAAAAAGTATGGTGGTGTAACGAATAGTAAAGCACGAGAAATTAAGGAAGATGAATTTAATGAGTTCGTTTCTTAATTGTGCCTAATGCACAAAGCTATAAGCCTTTTTTTTGGCTTTATAGGTTGTGTTATGCTTATCACGGATTGTTAAACCACTAAACTAAAATTGAAAATGTACGATACAAAACAGAAATACGTAAGATTAGGAGAATATGACGAAATTATAATTTTCCCGACAACAATAGAACACTCGACTTTTAAACACCTTGAACCTATAAGTGCTGGATTTTGCCACATACATAGTGATAAAGTAGTTTGTTATGGCAAAAGCTACTCTTTAAATATAGAGAGCAAAGAAGACGATACACTCAAAGCAACTAAACAAATACATGGTATAGACGCTATGTTAGAATTAATGCAATAGTGTTAAGCATAACGTTGAGTATATGGTTTTGTAAGCCATAGCACAAATTTACAAATTGAAAAATAATATTAATTAGGCTTATAAACTATATACATTGTTGTGTGTAGTACGGAATTTAAGCCACAAACTAAATAGAAAGATGGAAGATTTAATTAAAGCATTACAAATACTTTTAAAATATGGCAACCCAAGAAACCCAAGCCATTGTGAACACGACTACTTTTATGTAGCTATTGACCCTGAATTAGTGAGCAAGGATGATATTGAGGAACTTGATAAATTAGGGTTCTTTATTGATTCTGAATACGAAGGTGAAGGATTTGGGAGTTTCAGATATGGTAGTTGCTAGTATTACACACAACGGCATCTTGTATGGTGTCATGGCGATTTGAAACCGCTAATTAAATAAATGACCAAAAACTTAAATAAGGATGAACACTAATAAAGAAAACGAAATTAAGCCATGCACTATACAAAATGTTGTAACACGTTTTGAAGCGTTGGCAAAAGAAAGAAATATCTGTTTTATGTATGACTATGAAGATGGTTATTTCATAAATGTAAGCGACAAAGGTAGCCCATCTGAAGTAAGACAATGGAAAGGAGTTGCTGAAATAATAGAAACCAAGAACCACAACCTAATTGAATGTATGCAAAAGGCTACTGAATTTATGGAAAAGGAAAACGAAGATTTTAGAAAGCACTTAGCGAGAGTTGGCTAATGTGTTACAACGGTAAGTATATGAAACGTAAAACGAACGGATTATGATAACAAGTATATGGAATGAAATACGCATAATAAGGCGTATAAAAAAAGGAATTTGGTTAAAAACTAAACATAGGGGTTGGATAAGACCTGAACTGTATAAGGCGTATTTAGGTTACGCCTTTGACCCTATAATTCTTAAAGAAGAAAAGTGGTAGTGAGTGTATGTTTTATATACCATGTTGTATGGCGAGGTACGAGCGTACCGTTTTAATGGCATACAACACGAAAATAAAGATAAGCGTTAAGCGACTCGAAGAGTTATCTTTTATTTTCTGTTATCGTAATTAATATTTAAAAAGGGATCATTACAAATCTTTTTTTGTCTATTTATTAACATGGGAACATGTACAATTTGTGGCAATCCACTACCTAAAGAAACTTCTCCTGCATGCAGTAGAGAATGTGGATATGAAGTTCGAAAGCAAGAAGAGGGTAAAAATAATTAGTTGCTTCACGCAACAATTCTATAACTTTCTTCGTTGTACTATATAAGACATTAACTTATTAAATAATTAGAGGAAGGTGAAACGTGGCGGCTATACAGAAAGCTTAATACGCCCTTGGTAAATTTCCCGTGGTATTCTCGCTTTGCAGGTTGGGCTTATGTTCATTATCTGATTCACAAAGGAGTAGAACTATAAACGCTCAATCTACCCAATAGAAGGAAATTTCAATATACCTTCCTCTTTAAAAATTTTCTTATGAGTAAACAAAAAACAAGATGGAGAAGCGTTATTGAAGTTCCTGCTAGCGGAGAAACTGGCATGTGGGGCGGGGCATACACTTTAGCATACGTATATTCAAGTAAGGGAAATTTTCTAGTTAAAGGATATCTGAGAGAAGTTGAAAAATATATAGAGCAGACTTTCAAGGAAAAATATTTTGTTAACCTATCTCTTTGGCATCGAGGTAAGCATAGAGACATTTGGAAATTCTGGAAAGACAAGGTTCAAATGAACGCGGCAAACCCTTTTAGGTATAATGATAGAAAACCTGATCCTAAACATAGAAAATGGGAAATTTATTCTGGAAGCGGACCAGATAGAATAGAAGTTAAATTTAAAAGGATTCCTAAGAGATGGGTTCCAGAACTGGAGGTATTTTAGATGAATGATGAATCGTGTGATAAAATTAGATACGTGTCTCAAGGGTCTGCTAATAAGGATTTAAAAAGGATAAAGAGAGCTAAGAATAGAGGAGTTAAGCCAATTAGGTCATATTTATGCGATCTATGTAATAGATGGCACTTAACATCTAAGAAAAGAGATAGAGAATCTATAAATAAAAAAAAGTATATTAGAAACAAATAATGTTATTATGTTATAAATGAAAGTGGGGGAAGAATATAGTAGAGTTTTAAATGAAATTAAGGATAATAAAAAGGGTAATCATTAATTTTTCTGATCTATTTATAATAAAATAGAGTTTCCTGATGCCATTAAGTAAAACTACATTCGCAATAAAAAGAAATGACACAATGCCATCATTGATGGTAAATGTAATTGATAGAGGTAGGCTTTTGCAAAAGCAATACTATAGCTTAAGCGGGGTAACTGGAGTTACTTTTACGATGGTTGACACTTCTTGCGACATAGCAAAAATACTTAATCAAGAAGCTCAGATAACTTGCGTTTCAGGAGGGGTGATTCAGTATAATTGGAAACTTGGAGATACTAACGTTTCAGGAAATTATAAAGGGGAGTTTGAATTATCATACACGGGAGGAGGGAAACTTACTATTCCGCAGGTGGGAGGTATAGATATTGAAATTAATGATGATCTCAACAATTCTTAACCAATCTCAATATCAATCATATTATTTTATATACCAATCTCTAATGGGTAATTCATAACCTCTATAGCCAAATTTCCCCCAACTATATTTGGGGCTATTCTAAATCTGGTTTGCAACCTTTTAACTGGAACCCCAGCAAGGTATATCACATTCCATATCAATTCATAAGTAACATCTCCAGCATATAAATTGGGATTTAGATCTACATAGTAAATTCCTTTAGATTCTTGAATCGGACTCAGTCCAGATTCAATAAACGTTCCACCACTACTTGCTGCAGTTGTAGTGTTTGCGGTTAGTCCGAAAGGGGTGATAAATTCATAAGCTGTTGTAGCGCTGGTAGGAGCGCTAATACATACAAATTTTCTATATAGTCTTATATTTGCCATGAGTGTTAAAAAAAAGGATTTGCCTAAAACCTGACGTAGGTTAGACAAATCCTTTTAAAGTATTCTTTTAGAGAATTAAGCTGCTAATAAACATCTGTCCATTTGAACACTTATTGTGATGTCAGCAAGTCCATCATCGCCGTAGTCAAATCCACCAAAATCGATATTAGTAATCATTGAGCCGATAAGAGTCCATTTTTCCACCTCTATACCAGTCGGATCAAGCGCTTTTAATACTAAGTTCTTTTTGTAACCAACAGCATATCCCATACGACCAGTAGCTGATTCGAAATGAAGTCTAATCCATTCCATAAGCTTTTGAGTAGTAGAGGGTCCGATAACATCGATGAATGTTACATCAATCGATTGCCATACAGATCTACCAGCAACCCAAGTACTAGTATTCATATATGGTATTTCCACTGGGTTAATATTTAACTTTGGTTTCCCAGAAGTTTGCACTATGAATTGATCAATACCAAGCTCGGTAGGAAATTCAAGAGCAAACCTATTTTTTCTTTTAGGTTCCTGTTCAATTGGAACTGGTCTAAACATATCTGCCATGTCGTATCAGTTTAAGTTGTGTTTGTTTATTATAAATAGCAAAAAAATTTTTTACACATGTTTTTTCTTTTATTATTATATATGATTAAATATTAAAAAAACCATTAATTAAATAGGGAAATAGCGCGTGCTATATATTTTTGTGCTATTTATAAAGAAAAGTTTTTAATGGCTGGTAGATACATATTTCCTTCGGGTAATTTTTTAGATTTGTCAGGTGGAACCGTAACTGGTTTGACAAACTTTACTAATGGAATTAGTGGCAGCACTTTATCTGGTGGCACCATTTACTCTGGAGATACTGATATATCTAATATATTCTTAACAACAGCGTCAACCCTAACTGCTGCTACAATATATGAAACCAATTTATTTAGCGGAACCACTTCTCCAGGAATCAATGTTCCAGTCGGAACTACTGTAGAGGATATAAGAGGGCAAACATTTTCAAACTTTATAGATAACTATGTGTTCCCTACTACGGACGCAAGTATATCTTCAAATAAATCAGGACAACTAATAGCTACTCCTACATTAAATACGGTAGAGGTTGGAACTTCATTAAATGAAACTTTAACAGCATCATTTAATCAAGGGCAAATTCAGAACGGGAACGGATCTGCTGGGCCAAGTTTAGTGGGTTTACCAAATACCTACACCTTTACTGGTCCAGGGATCGCGACTTCTGTTGTGATAAGTTCAATGTCTTCTCCTATAAATATAAATACATCAAACCCAGGTTATGAAATATCTAAAGCTGTATTTGGTTCTAATATTTGGAGTGTAAACATAATACATAGTATAGGTACGGGTGTTTATTTTGATTCAAAAGGTAATATTGCCAGCAATTTAGATGGAAATAGAGTTGCTGGAAATGTTTCAGACAACTCAAACACTATAACGGGAAGGTATTATGCTTTTTATAATACTGGGATATTACCAACAAATTCAAATGAAGTAAGAGTTGGGTCTAGTAAAAGTTTTTTAAGTGGAAGTAATGCTGGTAGTTTTAATATATCTATATCTGCAAATGAACCTTTAGCGTTTTTTGCAGTTCCAGCGGGTAAATCAGCAACAGTTCTTTATGTGGAAAGTAGTAATGCTGATGTGACTGGATCTTTTTCAGTTACAACATTTAATGTTGATGATGCTGGAGGCAATCCTGTATCATATGATATTTATACAACAACAATTGGAGGGGGGGGATACCCGTCTAACGCAACTTATAATGTAACAATAGTTTAGTAAATAATAATTTAAATAAAAAAAATAAAATGGCGTTTTTTAATTTACCTTTTGGAGTAAGAATAGCAGGAGCTGACCCTATCGATGGAGATAGATATATAGCTGTAGATTTAGCTACAAGAGATAGTTTAGTTGGTTCAGGTAGAGAATTTGACGGACTTCAAGTTTTCGTTGAATCTGATAAAACATTATACATATTAGTAGACAAGGCTCTAGGTACTTGGGATGTAGTAGGGTCTTCAGCTTTGACTGGGGCAACATCCCCTTTCTCAGCTAATACGGTAAACGGATCAATTTCCACTGTAGAGGGAGATAATACTGCTTCTGGAGATTTCTCTTTTATAGCTGGAGGAACAGGTGGGACAGTAAATGGAAATTACTCTTCTATAATAGGAGGGCAGGGAGGTTTACTGATTAATTCAGCTACTGGCTCTACAATTTTAGGAGGGACTGGAATTACTGGAACTTCTGAAGATACTGTTTATATGCCAAACGCTTTTGCTCAGGGAGCAATTAGCGCAACTACATTTTATTCAGGAAGTACAGATTTAGGAGATATTATAAGTAATTTAGATGTTTCTTCTAAATATGATAAATCTGGCGGAACTATAAGTGGTAATGTTTCCATCACTGGAAATTTAGAAGTATTAGGTACGGCCACGACTTTAAACACTGAAGTTGTTCAAACTAAGGATAATAACATTGATCTTAATTATAGCGGAAGTCATATAAGCGCTGTAGGTGGAGGTATTACATTAATTTCTGGACAGACTGACGGCAGTTCATCGAGCATACTTTCTGATGATGCTGGAGACTGGCACTCAAATGTAGGGTTTTATGCTACTAACATTTCTGGAGATACTATTTATTCTGGATCTACAGATCTTGACACTATAATTAGAAATATTGCTTCAGAAACGGAGCAATTAGATGTTACTCGTGTACAGGATGGTATAAACACTTATACTGGAGGTACCGACTTAAATCCAACAGTAAATATTACTGGTGGTACTTTTTATGATTTAGAAGTCACTGGAACAACTGAACTTAATATATTAAGTGCTACAACCATCTATTCTGGTGGCACTAATATGAGTGAGCTGTTTAAAGGGATAAACTATCAAGATACATACACTTCATCTATACCTCCAGCAACTACTTCACCTGGTTGGACAATACCAGGAGGCCTGACTGTTGGTGATGTTACTGGGCAAACTTTTTCAGATTTTATAGATAATTACTTATTCCCTACAGTATTCTCTACAATATCTGTAGCTAAGTCTGTAATTTTATCTTTTACACCTTCATTGTCTACAGTTGAGGTGGGTACTACTTTAGACCCTACTTTAACTGCTACTTTTAATCAGGGTGACATTGAGAATGGTGATGGAAGTTCTGGACCAGATTTAGTAGGTCTTGCTAATAAATTTACATTTACTGGACCAGGTATATCAACAACTTCAGTTGTAGACACTTCAACGAACCCAACTTCAATCACAACAAGTGATACAGGTTTCACAACTTCACAAGTTGCCTTTGGGTCTAATGTTTGGAACGTTTTAGTAAATCATGATATTGGAACAGGACTTTATTACGATTCAAAAGGTGGTGTAGACACTTCTTTAGATGGTAGTAGGGTTGCTGGAAACGTATCGGATAACTCAAATACTATAACAGGTAGGTATTATGGCTTTTATGATACTGGAATATTGCCAGCAAACTCAAGTGAGGTAAGAACTGGTACAGATAGAGTTTTCTTAAATGGAAGTAATAATGGTTCGTTTACTATTACAATTGCGGCAAGTGAGCCTTTAGTGTTCTTTGCGGTTCCTGCAGGGAAGACGGCAACAGTCCTTTATGTGGAAAGTAGTAATGCTGATGTGACTGGATCTTTTTCAGTTACAACATTTAATGTTGATGATGCTGGAGGCAACCCTGTTTCATATGATGTTTATACAACAACAATTGGAGGGGGTGGGTATCCATCTACTGCTAACTATAGCGTAACAATTAATTAAGATAATATAATTTAATGGCATTTTTTAATTTACCTTTTGGAGTAAGAATAGCAGGAGCTGACCCTATCGATGGAGATAGGTATGTCGCTACTGGTATTACATCCAGAGACAGTTTAATTGGCTCAGGTAGAGAATTTAATGGCCTTCAAGTTTTTGTTGAAACTGAAAAGCAGTTATATATTTTAAAGGACAAGACGGTTCCTACATGGGAATCTATAGGCACTTCTAGTGATCTAGGTTTATACCTAGCATTATCTGGAGGCACTGGAGGTCCTTATAATTTTACAGGATCTACAACGGCATCATCCTTATTATCAACAACTATAACTTCAAGCACGATAAACGCTAGTTATAGTATTGATCCTATAGCAGATGATACGGTGGATATAGGTAATGCCTTTAAGAGATTTAGGAACTTGCACACTAAAAATGGTATAGCTACCAATTTTACAGCAAGCACTAAAATATTATTAGGCACAAGGGAAATGACGGAGCATAATATTTTTCTATCTGGAGACACGTTAGACGGAGGTCTTTATTAATAAAAAATAGTATTTATAATCAAATAAATAGAAAAAATGGCTAATAGAAGCGCAACAATATTAACAAGAAAAAAATTAACTACAGGCGGAGGGTTACCAGGAGACGCACTTTTTGGGGAAGGTTTTGTAAATGCATACGATGGTATACTAAAGTACTCTGGTGTAACTGGAGGATCTTTTGAAACATCAAGTGAAAGCGGTGTCTTTGAAGTGGGTTCTAGACTATTCAATTCATCTATCTCAAATAGATTATCGATAAATTCTAAATTCGTCATATCTGGAGACACTGGCACAATATCAACATATGAAGGGGTTAATGGCTCTGGTCTTACTGGTAAGTTTCTATCTGGAACAACTGACGGATTTGTTCTTGCTAATATAACTAATATAGCGGATTCTTTAGATCCCACAAAAGTACAACCAGGATCAAACATCGCAACGGGGGGGACTATTGCGCTTCCTATTGTTAGTTTAGTAGATAGTCCATCAGTAAATAATTTATCTGTATCTGGAGTTTCTACTATTACTACAGCAACAATAACTAATGCTGATGTAACAAATTTAAGTGGTGTAACTATTTATTCTGGCTCTACTGATCTTGACTCAGTAATAAGAACTATTGCAAGTGAGACTGAATTATTAGATGTAACTCGTGTTGGAAATGGTTTAAATACCTATACTGGAGGAACAGATAATAGTCCAACTGTAAATATATCTGGGGGAACTTTAGATAATTTAACCGTAACTAATGATACGGTATTAAATGGGGTTTATGCTGTAAATTTAAGTGGTGGAAGTATTTATTCTGGTTCTACTAATTTAGAAGATTTATTCTTAACTGCTGCTGATATAAACTCACCTTTTAGCGGGAACTCTATTAATGGAGCAATAAGCACTATTAGCGGTAGTAATATTTCATCAGGGTCCTATTCAATAGTCAATGGAGGTAAACAGAATGTTGCCTCTGGTAGTTATTCGAACGCTCAAGGATTTAAAACATCAGCTACAACATTTTCATCTCACGCTGAAGGTCAATACACGTTAGCCTCAGGGGATCAGTCTCACGCTGAAGGTGAAAATACCACAGCATCAGGAAGCGGTTCTCACTCTGAAGGATTTCACACAATAGCTTCTGGAGATCAGTCTCATGCGGCAGGATTTTATTCTATAGCATCAGGACAAGGGTCTACAGCGACTGGATATAGAACTGAGGCAACAAGTTCATTTGCAAACGCTCAAGGTTTTAAGACATCTGCAACCACACTAGCATCTCACGCTGAAGGTCAATATACATTAGTTACTGGATCATTTGGTCACGCTGAAGGTTTATCTACTACAGCGGGAAGCCAAGCTCATGCTGAAGGTCAATACTCTAAAGCGTTAGGGGCATCTTCTCATGCTGAAGGATTTAATACAACAGCAAATGGTCAAAGCTCTCATGCTGAAGGAGGTTACACTACAGCGTCAGGGGTGGCGTCACATGCTGAAGGGTATAGCACTCAAGCTTTGGGAGATCAGTCTCACGCTGGAGGATATGGTACCACAGCGGACACTCAGTATTCTTTTGTTCACGGTAGAAGCTCAATTGCTGGAGGCGCTGAATCTGCGATACTAGGCGGTAATAATAATGAGTTAACCTCATCTGCGGCTAGATCGGTTGTTTTAGGTGGCCAGAATATTACAGGGACTGAATCTGATACGGTTTACGGAATCAACTTCAATGCTCAAGGTTCAGTTTCGGCTACCACGTTTTATTCTGGATCTACGGATTTATCATCAATTTTTTTAACTGAGACTGGCGGTTTTACAGATCAGCAAGTTGCTTATGCTGGGACTGATGGAGTTTTAACAGGTGAGGCAGGATTTACTTATGACGCTGTTAACAACGAGTTGAAAACTCCAAGCATTGTTATTGGTAATCCAGCTACAACAGCGGATACAACAGCAACAGTATATGGTAATATTCTTTTAATTGGAGATGCTATTTCAGGATTTACTTCAGAGCTTTATATTGAGGACAATAAAATTGAATTAAATTTTAACCCTACAGCTTCTACAGAATCTACATCTTTAGGTTCAGGTTGGTCAATACAAGACGGTTCAGGAACTCCTGGTACAGATGTATTCTTTGACATAAGAGGGGCGTCTACTGGAATTTCCAATAGAGCGTTTACCACGAACTTGGAAGATGTAAGAATAAGAGAGACAGGGACGATTTCGTCACCTAACGGGGTTAGGCTTTTAGCTGAGCTTGATGTTTTAGATGGGGGAACCTTCTAACTAAAAAATAATTGAAACCAAAAGCCCTTTCTATATAGAAAGGGCTTTTTTTTTTGTTATTTATATTATGAACTCTATAGTTCACCGCTCTTTAAGGGCGGTAATTGAAGTTATATAATTTCGTTGTTATGTCAGATAGAAGCGTACGGTTAATAGTAAAGAAAACCGCGATTCCTAGTAGAGTTCCATCTGGAACTACTGGTAGCGAGTCTAATCTTATTAAGCAAGGCGAGCTTGCTTTGAACACGGCTGATCAAAAGTTGTTTTCCTATGACGGAAGTAACATTTTTGAAATTGGAGCTAAATCTTATCTAAATTTAAGTGGGGGAACAGTTGTAGGAGATCTGGATATAACAGGTTCAATTTCAGCAACCACTATATATTCTGGGGGGACTGATCTGTCTGATTTGTTTGGAGGGGAGACAAATATATATAACAGCGATGGCACATTAACATCTAGTAGAAATTTAAATGGTGGAGACACGAATATTCTTTCACTAGGTACTTCATCATCTAGATTAAAACAAGGAGGGTTTAAGACTAATGATGGAATGTTTTTTAATAACATCGGGTCTGGAACTACTGGGTTTGGAGGTTATATTGATTTTACAACATCATCATCTGATGCGGTTGGAAAAACAAATGCTGGATTATATTTTAATTCATTCCCAACAAAAGTAGGCGACTCTTCTAGTTTTGATACGAGTCAAGGGTCAAATAGAAAAGGTGATTATTTTGGGGTCCCATATGAAACAGGTCCAGGGAAAATTTCATTTAGAGCTAATGCAGGATATCCAGACCACTATTCTTCTATCACTAGATCTGAAATTGCTCTTAGAGGTGAAGTTACAGGTGTTTCTGCAACAAGAATTGGAATAATACACAGAAAAACATATTCTTCAAGCACAACATATCAAGGGTTTTACATTTACCCTGATGGAGTCTCTAACTCAGGAACCACGATAAGAGAAAGCTATACAGGTAGAGGTTTAAAGTTTTTTGATAGAGCATCTGATGAACCTAATGTAACCTGGTCAACTGACGATAATAACATACCATCAATAGGTTTAATAAAAGAGAATATAACATCATCCCCACTTAGTGGAAATCCAATAAACGGGGCTATACTCTCTGTAAGTGGGAACAATTTATCTACTGGCGACTTTTCTTTCGCGATAGGTTCTGGCACAACAGCGTCAGGTAACGCTTCCTTTTCTGAAGGTCTAAGCAATAAAGCTATAGGTATAGCGTCTCATGCTGAAGGTTATTCAACTACTGCTTCTGGGCCCAATTCTCATTCAGAAGGGGAGTATACTACAGCGCTAGGAAATAATACTCACGCGGGAGGGTCTAAATCTTCAGCTATTGGACCAAGATCATTTATTCACTCTTCGGGATCAACTGTAATATCTAGCGAGTCTGCAATATTAGGCGGCCAAAGCAACATGTTAACACCAGCGGCTTTTAGATCTGTTATTTTAGGGGGGCAAAGCATTACTGGGGAAACAAAGGACACTGTTTATGGGATCAATTTTAATGCTCAAGGATCGGTTTCAGCAACCTCTTTTTATTCAGGAAGCACGAATTTACTTGATATATTTGCTACAGAATCCCTGAGTTATACTCAAGCTAGTCACGGATTATCAGTAGGTGATATGGTGAGTATAAGCGGATCCGTTTGGACAAAATCTATAGCTAACTCTAGCGCTGATATTAATGATAGCTTTGTTACAAACTATGTAAGCTCTGTTGTAGACGCTAATACTATCAATATAGGCACGGTTGGGTCAACTTTAGATATAGATTTGGGCTACTCAAGCGCTACAGCTATTTATCTTTCTCAAACTGTTCTTGGAGGGTTAACTGACAACCAGTATTCTAGTGGATTCCTTCAGCAGGTTGGTTGGTATTATGATGGTAGGATGTTCTTTAATCCTGAAGAGTATGTTGATTTAGATACTACTGGTGACAATGCTGATATCACAAGAGTTCAAAGTGGTGTAAATACATTCACTGGCGGGACGGAAAATTTACCAACGATAAACGTAACTGGGTTAACTGTTGATAATATAACGGTTAGTGGAGAGTCATCTTTCACATCATTAAGCGCAACTACATTTTATTCTGGATCTACGGATGTAGAAACAATTATTAGAGACTTGTCTGGAGGCGGCCCAACCGCCTTTACAGCAGTTGGAAACACTGGAGTAACTTATGCATGGGATGTTTCGGTGGAGCCAAAGATTACCATAACAATAACAGCGGATACCACAATCACAATTTCTAACCATGTAAATGGTGGAGAATATCAAGCCAACATTAAACAAGATGGGACAGGTGGACACGAAGTTACCATTGCAAATACTGCAATTGTTGCCAATAATGGTATTAAATCACCATTAGCGTTAAGCACAATAGCGAATGATACGAATAAAGTATTCATCCAATATGATGGTGTTGATATTAGTATTGATACAGGTATAGGTTATAACTAAAAAATAGATTTAATTAAATGGGATTTGGAGGAATTTTAGCATCAGCGAAGTATAAAAGATTAGTCATACCTAGACCAAATTATGAAGAATCTGGTTATGGTAGTGGTAATTTCGGTTTAATAAAATACGCAGATGGCTCATATAGTAATAACACATATTTTATTGATTATGGCGTTAAGCAGAGTGATGATGATATTGGATTTACAAACAAACTAGAAACTTTAATAATACAACAAAAAAGAGGTAATACATATACTGTTCCTGATACCAACACTATTGGTGTTTTAGATTTATCCGAATATAAATATCTAGAGTACATTCAATTAGGCTCTGTTTTTTTGAGTGCTGATAATATAACATTACCAGAGATTGTAGTACCGTTAGCACAAATTAATGATTTAGATGGAATAGTAACATATGGCGGTGAAAATTCAATAGATGGTAGGTTGGATTTAACACCATTGAATGTAAATGGTATGTTTGGTGGTATAATAAATTTTTCTAACATATTTGGTGTTAATGACCCAATTCTACCAATAAATGTGACTAGACCAGTGACGATATTAAATCTAAGAGATAACAATACCAATGCTGATGCGGTATTAGATTTATCAACATGGTCAAGATTGGGTGGTTCTATAACAATAGATAGAACAGTGCATAGTAATATAACATTTCCAACATTCGTAGAATTGGATGCTCCTATAATAACTAAAATAGATTTTACAGAAGGTACTGGTGTTGATAATACTGCTGATAAAGTATTTGATTTATCAGCAATGCATAATTTAGGTGGTAATATTTTTTTAAATCATTGTGAAATTAGTACATTAACATTTAATAGTAATATAACTAATGAAATCACACAAGTAAGATTATATAACAATACAATAAACACTTTAGACTTATCTGGTTTTAAAAATTTTAATGGGATACTCCGAGTTCAAGGGCAAGGAACAGGAAATTTAACATCTATAACTTTGCCGCCAAACGCAACAACAACATATACAGAGTTAGACATAGGTAGTAATTCTAGTGCTAATATTGGAGTATTGGATTTGACAGGTGTTACATTTGTTGATGCCAATTTACAATTAGATGATATTGGATTAACATCTTTTACAGTAGATAATGGGCAAGAAAGTAATATTTCAACATTGAACTTAACAAATAACGGTGGTATCACTGGTAGTTTAGATTTTTCAGCATACCAAAGAACTGATGGTGTATCATTATCACTTGGAAATCTAAATGTTTCATCATACGATTTTGATGGGACTAGAATTAGAGGATTAAATTTGACAAATAATGGCACTATCACAGAATTAGATTTATCTACCTCTATTTTTTTGGGTGGTAGCTTTACTATAAGCAATAATGTTAATTTAGCAACCGTTAACATGTTTACTCCATCAAATACGTTTGGTAGAATTACTCAGTTTAATTGTAGATTTGTGCCTAACTTAACAGGTACTCTTGATTTATCAAGAGAAGACATGATTGCTTCAGCTTGGATGGATTGTAGAGATATATCAAATTTAAGCATCACTGACGTTAATATTATATTTCCTCCTAGTGGTAGTGATGTTACGCCACCATCGTCTTTCCTTGCTCTTACAAATCAATATGATGGAACAGTATGTGATATGTCGGGATTTATAAATCACAGAGATTTAAGATTGCAACATTTTCATAGAGTAAAAGAAATCCCTTTTAGAACAGGTGGTTATTTAGCAAGAGGGTCAAGAGGGACAAATTTGTGGTTAACAAATTTATATGGATTAACTACAGATTTAGATATAAATGCTTTTTCAGCATTAAACTGTTTAGGAACAGATATACAATTAACTACTAATTATTTTACAACAGCACAAGTAAATAAAATATTAGTGGATATTGCTAGTATGGAAACTACACATAGTTATGGAAGCGGAAGTTTGAATATATCAAACAATTCAGCACCCGATGGCACTAGTGGTGGTTATGATGGGTTATCTGCCGTGACAACTTTGACTAATGCTGGATGGTCTGTTACAACTGAATCTGAAATATGGAATGAGTTTATCATTGAAGTAGAAACGACAAGTGGTAACGAAACGTTTACTTTACCTACACAAGATATAGGAGCAGGTGCTAATAATTTTAAGGTGTTTTGGGGAGATGATGAAGCGGAGCGACATAATACAACACCTGATTTAAGTCACGAATATAGTACTGCTGGTACATATGAAATAAGAATGATGTCGTTAAACAATACAGATATACCACATTTTCATTTTGATGATACGGGGGATAAGTTGAAAATTAAAAAAGTGAAACAATGGGGTACTAATAAGCCATACACTCTTAATCTTAATGGATGCGCTAACTTAGAAGTAACAGCAACAGATATTCCAGATTTAATTTTAGATACAACGTTAGTGGATACATTTAAAGATTGCACTTCATTAACTAGTGTTAATTTTGATGAATGGGACATTTCAGGCGTTACCGATATGACAGGTTTCTTAAATGGCACTAATATATCAACAGCTGATTATGATGCTCTATTAATAGCATGGGAAGGTGGAGCGGTTCAATCTAGTGTCACTGCTGATTTTGGCTCTTCTACATACACTCTAGGTGGGGCGGCAGATACAGCTAGAGCAAACTTAATAAGCAATTCATCTTGGGTAATAATTGATGGTGGTGGAATTTAAAAATAATAAATAATTATGGAGTATAGAATATTATACAACGACACAGAAGTTCTTTCATGTATAGAGCATGAAGAAACGTCTATAACTAGAACAAAAGAAAAAGCTTTTGTTGGTGAACTGGATGAGGCTATACACTTTTTTAGAAGAAAGAATATTGATTATAGCTCCATTGTTTTCGATTTTGATTTAGAAGAAGAATCAATATTTGATGTAATAATTTCAAATTATGTTTTTGAAGAAACTGACAATGAAAGGAAGGTAACAATTCTCTCAATGCCCATGGATTTTTCCACTAGAACTATGTACGCTTCTATGTTGATAACATATATAGATGAATCGGGTTTACCTATTGAGAAGAGACACACGTTCAAAATAGGTAATGATTTTTTATTAAATGAAGGAATGGAGACGGAGATAGGTGAGTTTGATTATTTCTTTAATTTAGTAATGATTGAAAAAAACGCAACATTACCAGACGCGATTAGAAATAAAGTTTTAGAGATGGATTCAAGAGGTATATTTGATGCTATTTATTAATAAAGTTAATTATGGGAAGTAAGAGTGGTTTTCCTAGAAGGGGATTAGATGAAAATAATTTTTTAAGCAGTGTAAATTCGAATCCATCTATTTCGGGTGACACTATATATTCTGGAAGTACGGATTTGTCTTTATTGTTTGGAAGCGGGTCTATAGATGTTACTCGCGTTGGTAATGGTGTAAATTCATTTACTGGAGGAACGGATAATATACCAACGGTAAACATTACTGGCTTAACTGTTGATAATATTACGGTAAGTGGAGATAGTCAGGTTAACTCGTTTAGCGCTATTACAATAAGCGCTGCAACAATATATTCAGGAAGTACGGATTTGTCTTTGTTGTTTGGAAATGGAGCTGTGGATATTACTCGAATTGGTAATGGTGTAAACACATTCACTGGCGGGACGGAAAATTTACCAACGGTAAATATCACTGGAGCAAGTTTAGATAATTTATACGTAAGCGGAAGTAATTCAGCTAACTCGTTTAGCGCATCTACGATAAGTGCAACCACGTTTTATTCAGGTAGTACGGATTTATCTTTACTATTAGGCGGGGGTGGATCTTCTAATAGTTTTGTAAATGCTATAACTGAATATAGCGCAAACACTTTTGGGTTTGGAGGTAGCATAATTCAAGACACCTCACTAGAGCTTAATAGTTATGATTTGGATTTCAAAACTGGGTCGAATGATTTATTAACTTTAAAAAATGATGGCTCTTTTAGTTTAGGTTATTTGGCTTCTGGAAGTAGTTCTTCAGCTGTATCTGTAGGTGAGAGCGCTAACGCTTCTGGAGTTAGACCTACTGCTGTAGGGTATCAGTCGGATGCAATTGGTGACTATTCCATTGCTATAGGCTCGGAAGCTTCATCTACAGAAACCGATAGCATTTCTATAGGTAGGCTTTCTAAATCTGCTTCAGGGTGCGTGTCGATTGGGTATAATGCTGGAAACACTAGCGGTGCAAAAAATAATTATGCAATAAGCATTGGGCATTTATCTAATAATGGATCTAATGATATAGGTTTAGATTCTGTTGCAATAGGATATCAATCTAAGACTCGTTCTAACTACTCTGTTTCCTTAGGGTATTTGGCTGAAGCTACAGGTGTAACATCTGTGTCTATTGGAGGAGCTTCAAATGCTAAGGGGGAAAGAGGTATATCAGTTGGAGGCTTTTCTCAGTCAGATGGAAATGATTCAGTTTCTGTAGGATACAATTCTATAGCTTCAGGTCTTGAATCTATAGCTATAGGTAGGTCAGCTAAAGCTGAGAATTTAGGAGTTGTAACCATTGGTAAAAACGCTGGAAACACCACTGGAACCAAAGGTTCAGTGACGGTGTCAATGGGGTATAACTCAAATCAAGGCACTACAGATATAGGTAATAATTCAGTAGCAGTCGGCAGTACAACTACGTCATCGGGAGGTGAATCAGTATGTATAGGTTACTTATCGCAAGCAACAACTACATCCTCTGTAGCTGTAGGTCATAATGTGGATTCTAGCGGTTTATATTCTATATCACTAGGGAGGAGCTCAGTAGCATCAGGTCAATATTCTTTGTCTATAGGAAATGTAGCTACAAGCGAAGTTCTTGGAGCTATAGCTGTTGGGTATAACGCTGGAAATACGACAGGGACAAAAGGGAATTCTTCGGTTTCTATAGGATATCAATCAAACGATGGATCTGTAAACATAGGATCCAACTCTGTAGCAATAGGGACTCAGTCTGAAGCTAAAGACGCAAATGCTGTAGCTATCGGAAATCAATCTGAAAGCGATGCTAATGGAGCAATTTCTTTAGGATATAGAGCGGGTGGTGGTAATGTGACAACGTTTGGTGCCTCTTCTATAACCATAGGAAGCGCGACTAATTATAACGCTGCAACAATCGGAGCAAACTCAGTCACAATAGGTCCAGGAGCAAGCTCTTCTGGCAGTACAGCTTTAGCTATTGGTAGCACATCTAGAAGTGATGGTAGCGGGTCTATCGCTATTGGAAGTAGTTCTTTTGCGAGTGGTAATGGGTCTATAGCTATTGGAGATGCTACAGTGGATAGCACAAATGCTGTGTCTATAGGTACGCAATCTGCAGCTAGAGCTCAGGCTCAAGTTTGTATTGGATATAGAGCTGGAGGAGGTACTACTGGAACATCTGGAATAAACACTATAAGTATTGGTAATAATGTTAATTACAATCAGGCTTTAGGGGCTCGTTCTATTACAATGGGGGATTCAGTAGATAATTTACTAAGTGATTCTTTTGCTCTTGGATGGGCTGAAGACGTGCCTAGAGTGTTGTTTGCTAAAACTGAAGATCAATACATAAATGGAACTGGCGCTTTAGTAATACACGGGCTTACTGCGACAACCTCCTCTGTTGGTTTAGATTTGAAATCTACAACAAGAGTTTTTAAAACTAATGTTGTAGATACTACCGAGGAGGGAGCGTTGACAGCAACGGCTGGAATGATAGTTTTTAATTCTACTACTAGCAAATTTAGAGGGTATGATGGAAGTACGTGGGTTGATTTCCATTAAAAATAATATTTAAGAATAATATTTAAAATAAATAATACAAAAATGGCACTTAAAATAAACGAAGAATTAAACACACCAGATGGTGGAGTTGTAGCATCTGGATCATTAGTAAAATTTTCAACAATATTTCCAGAAAAAGGATATAACGTTGACTACAATTTAAGTATATACAGATCTGAGACTGACTATGATAATGGGATGTCAAAAATTAGAAGAATAAATGAATTTCCTAACAATTATAATCTAGTTTTAGATCAGGCAGGATATTTAGCTTTAGACCCAGAGGGTGTTAACGAATACTTGAAGTATTGGGTTTTAGAAAAATTAGGATATAGCTCTGGTGCTACTGGGATTGTAGAAATACAATTATAATGCTAGTTACTTTAGTTAATGTTAAAGAATTAGATCTTAATAAATATATAGGAGTTATTTCTAATAAGTTTGTTGATGATGAAAAGTATTTTATTGTAAACAAAGAAATAGACATACAACTTTCTTGCGGAAGTATAATAACTATAGATAAAGGCTTTAATTTTAATGGCAGCTCTTCACCTAGATTATTAAGGGGGATTTTCCCAGCTTATGGCCCATTTTTGTTTGCTGCAATGATACATGATTGGATGTATGAGTTTGACTATGTAAGAAGCATTTCTGGAGTTAAAGTAGCTAAAAAACTTGCCGATAAAGAGCAGTTAATGTGGAGCAATGTTTTAAATGATAGGACATTGTGGAGTTTAACTGATAATATTATAAGATATGCTATGGTGAGAGTGTTTGGCACCAAATCTTATATAAGGTAGTTTTTTATATACAGCTGTCTTGCTTTAAAATGACAGCTATTTATATAAAAAAAAATTTATAAATGCCTTGTAATCTTCAAGAAATATTTAACACGGACATTAACAATGAGCATAGACTTCGAATAAAGTTAAATGATAATTTCGAATCTATAAATTATTGTAATGATTATTTTTCTAAAAACTTCCTACCTTTATCTGGCGGGACCGTTACAGGGTTAACTACGTTTAATGCTGGTGTTAGCGCGGTTACAATTTCTGCTGGAACTATATATTCTGGCTCTACTGATTTATATGATATTTTTGGAAGTGGAGGAGGGGGGAGTGGAGATATCACTCGCGTTCAAGGTGGTATAAACACATTTACTGGAGGAACTGATAATTACCCAGAGGTAAATGTAACAGGTTTATCAATTGACAATATAACAGTTAGTGGGGACTCTTCATTTAATGAACTGTCAGCTACTACAATTTATTCTGGAAACACTAATCTTGAGGATATAATAATATCACTAGCTGGAAGCGGGGCTACTGGAGATATCACTCGCGTTCAAGGTGGTATAAACACATTTACTGGAGGCACAGATAATTACCCAACAGTTAACATTACTGGAGGAACTTTTGATACGTTAAATGTAAGCGGGGCAACTAGTCTTAATATTTTAAGCGCAACCACTATATATTCTGGAGGAACAAATCTTGAAAATGTAATCATATCCCTGGTTGGCAGCGGTGCAACTGGAGACATAACTCGTGTACAAAGTGGTGTAAACACATTTACTGGAGGCACTGATAATTTTCCAACAGTTAATATTACTGGTGGAACTTTTGATAATATATATGTAAGCGGAGACTCTGTGTTTAACACATTGAGCGCTATTACAATATCGGCTACCACTTTTTATTCTGGAGGAACAAATCTTGAAGAGATAATAAGTAATTTAATTAACTTTGAAATTTCAGGATGTGCTTCTACTACAATAAGTTCCTGGCTGCCATTTTCAGGAGACCCCACTTTGTACTATGCAGATTTTAATCACAATCTAGATACTTACGATGTTGATGTTACTGCTTATGACTTTTTTACTAAAAAAGACATTTTTTTAGATGACATACAAAGAATAAGCGTTGATGATGTAAGGCTTTACATAAGCGATAGCGGGTGTACCATTAGAACACTGGTTCAGAAATGCGGTTCAACTGTTACGAGCGGTGAATTGACAAGAGTTCAGCCTGGAAACAATATTTATACTGGAGGCACGGCTAATAAGCCAATAGTTGGATTAATTGATGATCCAATAGTTAATAGCATTAACGCTTCAGGTCAAAGCGTGTTCAACGCTTTGAGCGCTACAACTATAACAGCTGCTACTTTCTACTCTGGGACCACTGATCTATACGACATTATAAAAGATGCTATACCAGAAATAACTGGATGCACAGCAACCACTCTTAGTACTTGGTTTCCGTTTTCAGCAGACACATCTTTTTACTATGCAGACTTTAAGCATAATTTAGGAAGTTTAGATGTTGATATAACTGCATATGATCTAACAAATAATAGAGATATTATACCTGGAGATATTGAAAGGTTAAATAATGAATCTATTAGAGTATTTGTGGGTGATAGCGGTTGTACAATCAGAACGATAGTTCAGAAATGCGGTTCTTCTAATGTAATTGTATCTGGAGGGTCGTTTGGTGATGTTATTGCTCCAGCATCTTCTATAAATAATTCATTATCTAGATTTAATGGAACAAGCGGGAAAGTGATAAAAGGCTCCAATGTACTTTTAAACGATTCAAATGATTTAAGTGGAATTAATTCCATAGACTCATCTCTCTTTTTATCTGGAGGAACTGATCTTGAAACTATAATTAACTCTTTAACTAAAAAAGAAAGAGAATATCAGTTTGAATATCTCAATGAGATAACGGGAGCTACCGCCCCTTTTTATAAATTCACTAATGATTCTGGCATAACAACAACCAGTAGCGTAAACGTTTTTAGTGGAGGAAGCATCAACCCTTTTATAATACCAAAGGATTCAAATCTAAAAAACATATCTATTACTATTGCAAACGCATCTGTTGACAATGCTTCTGTTGGCCTCAGTCCAACTTTAAGGATTAATATATACAAACATTTATATTCATCTAGAACATTGCTAGAAACAGCTAACATAGTGCTTAGTGATACATCAGGTATAGGGGTTAATAATGATTTGACTGGCAACGCCTTTCAAAGTGCTAATTTAGATATTTCTGGATCTATATCATCTGGAGATCTAATAGGTATTGAGTTTGAAAATCAATCAGGTAGCGGGGTCGGTATAAATGGCATTAAAATATGCATGGCTGTTATTACAACGGTTGACATTTAAAGCATAATAAAAAGCTTATTTTAATAAGTTTTTGATATTTATAAAAAACACTAGTAATGGCAAAAGTAAAGGGAGGGTTAGATATTGATAGAAGCTCTATAGTGAGGCAATCTTTTAGTGCGTCAACTTACTATTCAGGGTCTACTGAGCTTGGATTTATATTAAATCAAAATGCTACTTCAGTACAAAATGGTTTAAATACATTTACTGGAGGCACTAAATTATTCCCTACAGTAAATATTACTGGAGGAACTTTTGATAATATATCAGTAAGTGGAGCATCTTTATTTGATACGCTAAGCGCGTCTACCATATATTCTGGAGGAACCAATCTTGAAGATGTAATCATTTCTTTGATATTAAGCGGTGATACTAGTGATGTAACTCGCGTTGGTAATGGAATAAATACTTTTACGGGAGGCACAGATAATAATCCAACAGTTAATGTTACTGGGGGAACTTTTGATAATATAATAGTTAGTGGAGAAGCTGCGTTTAACACGCTGAGTGCTACCACATTTTATTCTGGAAGTACTGATTTAGGGTTTTTTATTAATGATCTAAATGTTTCTAAGTATGACAAAACAGGCGGGACTATCACAGGAAATGTTTCGATTACTGGAGATTTAGAAGTGCTTGGCACAGCTACGACATTAAACACAGAAGTAGTTCAATCTAAAGACAATAACATTGATCTTAATTATGGTGGTACACATCTTAGCGCTGTAGGCGGAGGGATAACAGTATTGTCTGGACAGACTGATGGTAGTTCATCAAGCATATCCACAATTTTCAATGGAGACTGGAATTCAAATGTAGGATTTGCAGCGACATCACTTTCAGGAAGTAGTATTTATTCTGGAAACACCAATCTTAATGATGTGTTTGCAAGCAAGATACATACTCATGAAATAAGCGATATACTTAATTTACAAGGCAGTCTTGATTCAAAAGCTAATCTTTCTGGAGCAACATTTACTGGGGGAGTATATGCTCCAACAATAAGCGGTGGCACCATATATTCTGGAGGAACCAATCTTGAAGATGTAATCATTTCTTTGATATTAAGCGGTGATACTAGTGATGTAACCCGCGTTGGTAATGGAATAAATACTTTTACGGGAGGAACTGATTTAAATCCAACAGTTAATATTACTGGCGCTAGCTTAGATAATCTTTATGTATCAGGAACAAGCTCGTCTAACTCATTTAGCGCAAATACACTAAGTGGAGGGACTTTGTTTTCAGGATCAACAAATCTTGAAGATGTAATCATTTCTTTAATATTAAGCGGGGATACGAGTGATGTAACTCGCGTTGGTAATGGAATAAATACTTTTACGGGAGGTACAGATAATAATCCAACAATTAACATCACTGGAGGAACATTTGATAGTTTAATTGTAACTGGGCTAACAAATCTTAATGCATTAAGTGCTAGCAATATAAGTTCAGGGTCTACAAATTTATATGAGATATTCTCAGTAACTGGACATACTCATGAAATAGGTGACATAAACAATCTGCAGGGAAGCCTTGATTCAAAGGCTAATCTTTCTGGGGCAACATTTACTGGGGGAGTATATGCTCCAACATTAAGCGGTGGCACTATATATTCTGGTTCTACTGAACTTGATGATATAATTAGATCAATTGCATCCGAAACTGAATTGTTAGATGTCACTCGTGTCCAAAATGGTTTAAATACATATACTGGAGGAACTGAGTTAAATCCAATAATTAATATTAGCGGTGGAACATTTGATAGCATTTCAGTAAGTGGATCATCCTCATTTAACACATTAAGTGCTAGTACTATAATATCTGGCTCCACTAATCTATATGAGATATTCTCGGTAACTGGACATACTCATGAAATAGGTGACATAAACAATCTACAGGGAAGTCTTGATTCAAAAGCAAATTTATCTGGAGCAACATTCATTGGTGGGGTTTACGCTCCTACCCTAAGTGGTGGAACTTTGTATTCTGGTTCAACGGATCTTGAAGATATAATAATTTCTTTAATTTTAAGCGGGGACACAAGTGATATAACCCGTATTGGGAATGGTATCAACACATTTACTGGAGGCACTGCAAATAATCCAACAGTCAATATTAGCGGTGGAACATTTGATAGTTTAATTGTAACTGGATCAACAAATCTTAACACATTAAGTGCTGACACTATAAATTCAGGATCCACTAATTTATATGAGTTATTTTCAGTAACTGGACATACTCATGAAATAAATGATATAAACAATCTACAGGGAAGCCTTGATACAAAAGCAAGTTTATCTGGAGCAACATTTACTGGTGTAGTCTATGCTCCTACGATAAGTGGGGGTACTATATATTCTGGAGGGACTAATCTTGAGGATATTATAAATTCTTCAGACACCTTTGTTACAGGAGGTACGGTTTCGTCAGGGGGAACATTTACGCTAAGCAGAAATGATTTAAATAATATTACCATTACTGGCGGAGTAAGTTATGATCAAATAATAAAAGAAGATTGGAATTTAGACATATACCAATCAGGGACAACTATTACTACAGGGGTGTATTCTGATGTTAATTGGGATTCAGAAATAATAGTTGGAAGTAATTATTCTCATTCTGGCACTGAAGTTTCTCTATTAACTGATGGTTTCTATGAGGTAACATATGGATTATCTATAGATATTAATTCAGGAGGTAGAAAGAATTCAAAAAATAGAATTGTGTTAGACTCTGGCGGTGGATATAATGAAATATTTAGAAGCGCTTCTTATGGATATCATAGAAGCACAGCAAATGGCGAATGCAGCATTTCAAAAACTATAAAACAAAGATTTAACTCAGGAGATAAGATAAAAGTTCAAATATCTATTCATGCTGGAAGTGGTTCATTAACAACAATTGCTAATGATAGTAATATAACAATAACAAAACTAAGTATATAATGGGGATTATATTAAGCGCTATAACAACTCAATTAATAAGTGATTTAATAGAGCCTAATGGAACTATTTTTTCAGCAGGCACTTCTACCGAGTTAATTTCTCCTGATGGCAATTTTACTATTGATGAAGTAAGGGCTTCATTGGATCTTCAAAGTAGTGTTGATTCTGGTGATATTATTTTATCATCAGACGGGGATTTAATTATAAATGTTAATACGGTAGGAATTAATTATATAGCAGCATATAATGGTGTTATAAATTCAGATGTAACAATAGTTGGGAATGTAACAGCGTCTACAGCATCTTTTGGTGTGATATTGTCAGGTGGAACTGATTTAGAAAGTGTAATAACGGCATCTACAGCACAAAATTCATCAAAAATACAAGATGGATTAAATACATTTACTGGAGGTACTATTTTAAATCCTACTGTGAATATAAGCGGGGGGTCATTTGATAACATTTCAATTAGTGGAAGTTCTTTATTTAATGCGTTATCGGCTACTACTATATATTCTGGAAGCACGGATTTAAGTGATGTGTTTGCAAGCAAGATTCACACGCATAATATAAGTGATATAAACAATCTCCAGGGCATCCTAGATTCTAAAGCTAATTTATCTGGCGCTACGTTTATTGGAGGAGTTTATGCTCCGACATTATCTGGTGGGACTATATATTCAGGCGGAACAGATTTAGAGGATGTAATTATATCTTTGATACCAACTGGGGGCACAAGTGACATAACAAGAGTTCAAGATGGGTTAAATACATTTACTGGGGGGACGGACAATAATCCAACGGTAAATATAAGTGGAGGTTCATTTGATAACATCTCAGTTAGTGGAGATTCATTATTTAATATATTATCGGCTACTACTATATATTCTGGCGGAACATATTTAGAAGATATAATAGACTCTATAATAGATGAGTCGCTATCAGGTTTATCAACTTCTTATTTTGATGCTTATGATGGAGTCGGGGGAACAACGACAACATCTACAGCCTGGGTCGCAACAGTACCTCTAAATGAAGAAAGGAAAACAGATTTAAACTTTTCTCATGATGTAATAGTAGACAGTGATGAAGTTACTATAAATTCAGATTTTACATATCTTGTTCTTGGTAGAGTGTCTATAAAAGGAACTGGTAGTACTAGTAGAACTCAGGCAGAATGTAGACTAGAAATAAACACAGGATCCACATGGCAAGAAGTAGACGGTACGTTATCTGAGATGTATATCAGGCAAACAGGGTTTGGTGCAACAGGATCATTTTTTGTTTCTTTAGATTTAAAAGAAGGGTATAAATTAAGAATAGGATTTAGAAGAGGACAGGGAGGTGGGACACTTCAATTACAAGCCAATGGATCCTCTCTTAATATTGTTAAAATACAAGGCCCTAGAGGACTAAAGGGAGACTCTGGAAGTTTAGAAACTCAAAATTTTACAGATTTATATATAACAGGAACAACTTATTCTGATGTTTTTTCTGGAAACACAACAGAGGCAGTGTTTTTTGGGGAATCATTGGATGTTAGTAATATATATTCAGGAGGGACAAATTTAAATAATGTGTTTGCAAGTAAGATTCATACTCATAACATAAGTGATATAAATAACTTACAGGGAGCACTTAATTCTAAAGCTAATCTATCTGGTGCTACATTTACTGGAGGAGTTTATGCTCCGACATTATCTGGTGGAACTATATATTCAGGAGGGACAAATTTAAATAGTGTGTTTTTAAATAAATATGATACTGTACTATCTAATTTAAATGATGTTTCATTTACAGGATCCCCTGTTACTGATGATATATTTTACTATAACGGATCTGGTTGGACATCTATAAATATAAGCACCCTTACGACTGTTTCTGTACCAAGTGTAGAGATTTACATATTAAATAATGCCACAAACACAATTATATCAGCAGCAGACACCCCAGTCCAAATAGCATCAAATAATTACAATGTTGATTTTATTACTGACTTTTCTCATGCTGCAGGTGTTGTAACTTATACTGGAGATACTACAATTAGATTATCAGTGAATACTTCAATAAATTTTACATCAGGGAATAATCAAGAAGCGGATTTCTATATAGCTTTGGATACTGGTTCTGGATTTGCGTTGATAAATAGCTCTAAAGCCCCGTCTAAAACTCAAGGGTCTAATGAAACTACTTTTTCTAACTCTAAATGCCTTATAGAAGTGTCTAATGGAGATATGTTAGCCATTTTTGTTGAGAATACATCATCATCACAAAATATAAAAGTTACAGATATGAATTGGACCATAAATAGTTAATTATGAAAATAGCAAGATTAGATTTATTGCCTAGGCAGGATAGTATATTTGTAGATGGAGAGCCTGAGGATAGATATAAAAGAAGGCAGTTGATTGTTGTTTCTGATGATTATGATTTTGCATCTAATAACTCTACAGATGTTACAAATATAGATAACTTAAAAAGCAGCTATTCATCATCAAATATGACATACACAGAATATAGAGAATCTTTAGTTTCTTACTATTCTGTGACAGATTTTTCATCATTATCAGATGGAGAAAAAGAAGAATTATCAAAAAATTTCGCTACCAATAAAAGTGATAGAGAATCTATTTTATCTGAAGATGAAATAAAGATATATTCTATTGAGACTCAATCTTTAATAAATGAAGATAGTAAAAATAAAGATTTAGAAACAATATTAAGTAGTCTAATGTCTAGTGATGATATACCTGTTTTAACAACAACTCCAGCGTCATCTTATTCTGAGAGCGCATCATCAGAGGGTGAGATAACAACATCAAGTAGTTCTTATTATGAAAATTGCATACTAAACACTATTGATATACCAAAAGGAAATTATAGAATAGGTTGGTATTATGAAGTTAGTGGCAGCGACAGCAAATCGACAGATATTAAGGTGGATATAGATGATTCTAGTACATTATCAGAAAATACTATAGAATTCAAAAATAAAGATAATTGGGAATCCTATAGCGGGTTTGTTTATGCGGATCTTGACGAGGATTCATATAAAATTTCTATAAAGATAAAATCTAAAAAGAATACTTCTGTGAAAATGAGAAGGGCTAGAATAGAAATGTGTAAAAAATAAATTAATATTTATAAAAAAATGGGAAATAATATATTTGCATATAATTTAAGCGGATTAACTGATTACAGAATTGGTTTAGAAGCATTAGTTTGGGATGAGAAAGAGTTAAGCGGAGCAACTACATTTGTTGTTTCAGGGTCATCTACGTACCCAGGGTATAGTAACATAACTTCAATAGTTAATTGGGAAAAATTTGGTGAAGAAGCTGGGCAGAGACATTTTTTCGTAAGAGAAGAAATAAGGGATATATATGAATCTAATACTGGGCAGACATGGAGTGCTTATACTTTAGAAGAAAAAAAAATATTAAGTAAGAACTTTATTGTAGATAAAGATAAAAGAGATGAAGTATTAACTGAAGAAGAGCAAGAGAAATATAATCATTATAAGTTGTATCACTATATTTCTGATGATACAATTGAAAGGCTTGGTGAATTAGATTACACAATAACTCCAAAATCTATAGACTATAAAAAAGATATAAATGGAAAATTGCATCCTAAATTTACATTTTCTAATGGTTTTTTAATAAATACTGAATATTATGAAACTGTTAATATTGTAATTAATCCTCAGACAGGATTGTCTGACCTAGTATATGAAAACCCTATTCTAAAGGCGGAGTTTCAATATCACGTTGAAGCTGATGGGTATGTGTCTCACAGGCTTGTTAAAAGATCATGGGTTAAAGCCGATGGTGAATATGACACAATTAACACAAAAGACTCAACAAAATATTATACTAAGAAATTAGCTAGATCAGAAGGGGTTAGGAGAAGAGAAAATGTTATTGATGAAGTTATTCTTGCTACAGGAGGATTAATATTAATGTCTCACTCAGGAGCTACATCTATACCTGAAGCTGAAGCTATAGCAATGCCATTCTTAGACAGCTTAGACTCAGACATAAACAAATATGTAAAAGGTAACACAAACCCTCTTATAGCATCTATTCTGACTTCAGACACATCAGTTCATGATTGGCTTTTAACAGTAATAAATCAAGAAGGCAACACAATACAGCAATATTTATATGGTCAATTATCTGCAGGGGTTATGGACTATGCTGGAGTACATGGAAACGTTTAAATTATATATATATATAAAGAATGAGTAATAAGAAAAAAACAAGAGCAATTGTAGCAAGTGGCGGTGGAGCTTTCGGTGCATGGGGCGGTGGAACCATAGAAGGTTTAATTAATAAAAATGGAGGTGATTACGATGTTTGTATTGGATCATCTACTGGAATTTTATTATCTCCATTGACCGCAACAAAGGAAATGGCAAGATTGAAAGAGGCATATACTTCAGTCACTCAAGAAAGTATATTCAACATTAATCCTTTTACTAAAAAAGGTGGAATAAATGTTTTTAATGCCTTATATAGAGTTTTGATATTAAATCCTATATGTAAATTGTTTAAAGGAGAAAATAGACCAACTCTAGGTGAGTCTGAAAATTTAAGAAAAACAATTAAAGGACTTTTTACTGAACAAGATTATATTAAAATAAGAGAAGAGCTAGGTAAAGAGTTAGTTGCTGTAGTTGTTAATTTAAAAACAGGATTATCAGAATACAAATCTTCAAATGAATATAGTTATGAGGATTTTGTTGATTGGATGTGGGCATCTTCAAATGTTCCAATATGGATGTCTTTACTTAAAAAAGAAGGAAGCGAATTTGTGGATGGAGGAATAATAGAGCATATACCAATTCAAGGAGCTATAGATAGAGGGGTTGATGAGATTGATGTAATTGTTCATAGACCAGCTAAGTACGCAGCTAAAGATAATTTTTTTGCTAAAAATGTTTTACAGCTTTTTATGAGAGTTAGTGGGATTATGCATAAAGAAATTTCAAAGGATGATATATCTATAGGTAGACTTAAGGCAAAAGATAAAGATGTGAAAATAAATGTTTATTATACCCCTTATATGCTAGCTGAAAATTCTCTTATGTTTGATAAAAAAGTAATGGAGGATTGGTGGAATTTAGGAATGAAAGGTATAGAAGACGGTACTTGTGAAAAGAGAAGTATAGTACTTGTCAATGAGAAAGTTGAAAAAGGAAATAATGAAGGTTGCAAGTAGTTTAAAAGTAGATCAAGGCATAGATCCTAATAGCGCAGTTATAAAAGAGTATAGTTTGTCCGAATATAAAGTTTTCGAACAAACTTTGGATCCAGAAGATGATTTATTTATAACTCCTTAAAAATAGCATATATTTATAATTATGGCAAGATTTAGGACAGGCGAGACAATTAATGAAATTATTTACTCGGTAGATAGAAACAATTCTGCAGTTACTCCAGTAACTTTTGATATTGATATATACCGTGATGGAACTCCAATTACTGGCGACACCGTCTCAATGTCTTTAGTTAATGCTGAAACAGGAGCTTATGCTAGTTCTTGGTCAGCATCAACAGTGGGAGATTATCAAGTTTATTACAAAAACAGCTCTACATCAGTTATTTATATCACGGACACTTATCAAGTTTTACCTGATTCTGACTTTGATGCAGTGAAGGTCTTTGTGGGTCTTTAAGCTTATTTTCCCCTATTTATAAGAAAATAGGGAATTATGTCTGAACTTACCTACGAAGAATTAGAGTTGGCCAAATGCATGGCTGATCCGATATATTACCTGGAGAATTACGGAGTTATTTTCGATGCGGATACAAGTGAGCTTTCAAAGTTTTCCCCATATGAATACCAAAAGAGAGTAATCTACAAGTTTAACAAGTATCAAAATAACATTATACTAAAAAGTAGGCAAACAGGTTTATCGGTTGCTACCGCTGGATATGTTGCATGGGCGGCTTTATTTAAACACGATCAAAGAATACTAATTATTGCCAATGATTTTAAAGGAGCGAAAAGATTCCTAGAAACAGTTAAACAATATATTAATAACACGCCTCCATTCTTAATGCCTGAAGCTAGGCTTAAGGATAATCAAAACGAACTTACATTTTCTAATGGATCAAGCATTAAGGCTGTGGCATCTTCTCCAGACGCTGGTCGTGGGGATTCTTTGACAATGTTGATTTTGGATGAAGCAGCTTTTATTGAACATGCGGATCAAATCAATATGGGAGCTGGTCTTGCTGTATCCAGAACTGGTGGTAAGACTATCATTATTTCGACACCTAACGGTACCTCAGGCTATTACTATAAAACTTGGCAATCTTCTATCAAGGGACAGAATAAGTTCTGTAGAAGCGTTGTACACTGGAAAGACAATCCTTACTGTGCTCAGGGTCTTGAGCTTAGAGCTCAAGACGATGGAACCACTAGGTATTGGAGCCCTTGGTATGAAGAGATATGTAATCAATTACATAGAGATGAGGTAAAAATTGCTCAAGAGCTTGATTTATCTTTTGAAGGTTCGAAGGCCACCGTTATCCCAGATAGGGTTAGGAAATATTATGCTCAACAAACTAATGGAACTAAACCTATTTGTTATTTTGATGAGAAGAAGCATAAAGAAGGTGAGGATCCTTTTGTTAAGGATAAAAATTCATTCTGGGTATATCATAAGCCAGTTGAAGGTTGCGAGTACATAATTGCATCAGATGTTGCGCGTGGAGATGGAAAGGATTACTCTACTATACAAGTATTTGAAGCTATAGATATGATTCAAGTGGCTGAGTATCATAAGAAATTAGACGCTCACGAATTAGCTCATGTAATATATGCTGTAGGAATGGTTTACAATGAAGCTTACGTTGCTATTGAGTTTAATAATATGGGATCAGCAACTTGTTATGAGTTGCATAAGAATTTAGGATACAAAAGAGTCCATAAAGCTTCAGCTTATAGAGAGACTTGGACTGGGCCTAGAGATTCTAGATTTAAAGTGGTTGAAAATGAAGTGGTGCCAGGGTTTCAGACCACGCCAAAAACAAGACCTTTATTAATTAGCGCTCTTAAGAAATATTTATCAGAAAAAGTAGTTACGCTTAATTCGCCTAGAGTGGTTATAGAAATGGAGACATTTGTTCAAAAGCCCAATGGTAAAATTGAGCATGAATCAGGAAGTCATGATGACCTTTTGATAGCATTCGCTATTGTTTGTTATATTAAAGAATATGTTTGGGAGAAAGCTGTAGAGGGGAGAAACTTGTATAAAGCAATGCTTGGAGCTATAAGCTATAGCCAGAACCCTTATGATGGTAAAGGTTCTTCTGAGGCAGATAGACAACACACTAAAAAGAAAACAAAAGAATTTGATGAGAAGCATAAGTCAAATATGAAACCCATCTATTTATCTAAGGACGCTGCCACGCAGGCGGCTGAAGAGGACAATGATCTAAGTTGGTTACTAGATTAATTGATATTACAACAATGATTATATATATTTTATCAAATGGCAGATAATAACGCACAAAAAACAATATTTCAAAGAGTTGCACAACGATTCAAGCCAGATCCTAGAGATCCTGGAGAAAAGGAATACACACAAGCCCCAGTAGGGCACACTCCAAGTCAGGATAATGGCTCTGGGAAGAAAGGTGACGATAGATTTTATAGATATCAAGACCCTAGAGAGCAGCAACAACAACAGTTCCTTGATTGGCAAGTAGACTCAATAGCTAGAGACTTGTATACGAGAACTATGTATTTTGATGCGGATAGAATAACATCCTATCAAGACTTTAGGGCTATGGACCAATCCCCTGAGATAGCGGCAGCGCTTGACATCATGAGGGATGAATGCTTGGATGCAAATACTGTAATCCCGCTTTTAAGTGGGGAAAGAAAAACAATAGAAGAGCTATATGATGAAAATATGGAAAATTTCCATGTTTATTCATATAATCCTGAATTACAGAGAAGTGAGCCAGCTATATGTCAAAGAGTCATATATAAAGGCGAACAAGATGTGTATAAAGTGACGTTTGATGATGATTCTCACGTAATGGCTACTTCAGAACATTTATGGCTTTCTAATGGTGAAGACAAATATATAAAAACATCAGATCTCAAAGAGAGCCAATCAATACAACCGTTTTATACTAGAGCATCTGGAGATGGTGATAGAATAAGTGGTTATGAGATGGTTTTTGAAGATGGTAAATGGGAATATACGCATAGAATTGTTAAACGTAGTCTTTGGGGAGAGAAAAAAGGAGTTGTTCACCATAAGGATTTTAATAAACTAAATAATGATCCATCCAATCTTCAGGTCATGGATTGGTTTGATCACCAAAAGCTTCATAGCTCTCTTAATTCTGACAGGTGGAAAAATGACAAGAGTTATTCAGATAAGATGAAAAAAGTGTTTTCTGAAACAAATTCTTCTTCAGGTCCATATTGGAGCGATCCAGAATGGAGATCTAAAAGAGTCCAAGAAATTTCTGACAGACAAAAAAGAAAATACTCAAATTATTCTCAAGAAGAATTAAAAGATTTATTTGGTTATTCAGGAAAAGAAAACCCTATGTATGGTAAAGGGTATAGATTGTCTGGAGAAAAAAATGGAAGATATCTTCATGATAAAAAAAGAGAATTTTCTATTCATGAATTATTGCAAGCGTATAATAATTCATCAACAGTCGAAGAGGCTTGTGAGATTCTTGGAACTACTAGAAGAATTCTGTATAAATCAAAAGTATATAAATCTTTAAATTTACAAAGGTGGGAGGATTTAGGGTTTCACAATAGCAAAATATCTATACAAGCAATAGAGGGAGCGTGTGAAAATTATTTAGGACAAATTATTCTTGAGAATAATATGTCAAAAATATGTGATGATTTTAATTGGAGACCAAAAAAGGTTAATACATATCTTGAGAAAAATGGATATGGCAAATGGACTGATTTTGTAAAAAAATATAATTCTAAAAAAGAAAGATTAAATTATATAAAGAGTTTATATCTTTCTTCACAAGGTGAAAGGCCAAATTTATCTAAAATTTGTAGAGATAATGATATTTCTAGAAAAGAAATTGAAGGCTTATTGTCAAGATCTGAATATAAAAATTGGACCAATTTTGTGTCTGCGACAAACCATTCAATTAAATCTGTTGAGTTTGTTGGTAAAAGGAAGACTTATGATTTAGTTAATGTGGGCGAGCATCATAATTTCGCCATTCTAACCTCAAATGGAACTGGTGTTTTCACTCACAATTGCTTGACCAGAAATGAGAGAGGTAATATCCTTGAGATCTTCTCCCCTAACAAAAGAGTTAAAGAAGTGTTGAATGATCTTCTTAAGAAACGATTGAATGTTGAATTTAACATGAGGTTGTGGATTAGAGATTTGTGTAAATATGGAGATTTCTTTTTACATTTACACATTGATAAAGAATATGGTATTTTTGATGTACTAGCCTTGCCTTCTGAAGAAATTCATAGAGAAGAAGGCGTTGAAGGTGAGCCAGGAAGAACCAGATTCAGATGGGACACTCAAGGAATGATATTTGAAGATTGGCAAATTGCCCATTTCAGATTACTTGAAGACACTCGTAGATTACCTTATGGTAGATCGGTATTAGATCCAGATAGAAAACTTTGGAAACAATTACAGCTTGCAGAAGATGCAATGCTTGTATATCGTATTGTTAGAGCTCCAGAACGTAGAGTATTCTACATTGATGTAGGAAACATAGATGATGCTGACGTTTTACAATATATTGAAGATATCAAAACTCGTCTTAAAAGACAGCCAGTCGTAGATTCAAGAAACGGAAACTCAAATAGAAAATACAACCCCCCTAGTGTTGAAGAAGATTACTTCATACCAGTTAGGGGAGATAAGTCTTCAAAGATTGATACTTTACCAGGGGCAACAAATCTTGGTGATATCATGGATATTGAATATCTTCAAAATAAATTGTTTGCTGCAATTAAGGTTCCAAAACCTTATTTGAACTACACGGAATCTATTCCAGGTGGAAGTTTATTGTCTCAATCTGATTTAAGGTTCGCAAGAACTATTAACATGATACAGGAGTGTGTGTTGATGGAATTAAGAAGAATAGCTAATATTCACTTATTATTCTTAGGGTTTGAAGATGATATAGATAATTTCGATTTGCAACTTACTAACCCTTCTACTCAACAAGTATTGTTGAACATGGAGACGTGGAAATCTAAGTTAGAAGTTTTCTCTCAAATGTTTACTCCAGAAGGAATGTCTCCAGCTTCATATACATGGGCTATGGAGAATGTTATGGGATTCTCTAAAGAAGAGATCAAACTTATCTTGAAGCAGAAGAAAGTTGAGAAGAAACTATTCATGGAAATTGAATCTGCAGCGGAATCATATAAGAAAATCGGGTTATTTAAAGATCTTGATAAAAAGTATGAAAACCCTCATGCGGCTATACAGACTCCTGGAGAAGGAGGCGAGGAAGGTCTTGGTGACGGTGGAGCTGGAGGATTCGGAGGCGGATTTGACGGGGATATTGCTGGAGG